ATGGAACCGAGAGGCAGCGACCTCGGCGATTTCAGCGAGCCGTACCGCGGCTTCGAGATCGAGGTGAAAACCGAGCAGGTCTGGGACGGCGAGCACGCGCACTATCGCGTGCTGCAGGGCGATGCCGTGCGGATCGACTGGCGGCGGGTCAAGGTCGACGGGATGCTGCTCACCGAACGGCGCGTGATCGAGCGCGTGTTCGACGAGGCGCGCCGGGCGGTCGACGCGGAGCTCGGCGGCGGGTAGCGCGCGTGTCGGGCGGGCATCGCCGGTATTGCGGTAAAATATCGGGTTGTTTCCGTGCCGTCTGGCCTGTACCCGAATTCCATGTCCGTTCCGTCCTCGCTTCCTCCCCGCCGTGTATCCGTCGCGCCGATGCTCGACTGGACCGACCGCCATTGCCGGTCGTTCCACCGCACGCTGACGCGCAATACGTGGCTGTATACGGAGATGATCACGACGGGCGCGCTGCTGTTCGGCGATGCCCAGCGGCATCTTGCGTTCACGCCAAGCGAATCGCCGATCGCGCTGCAACTGGGCGGCAGCGAGCGGGACGATCTCGCGCGCGCCGCAAAGCTCGGCGAGCAGTGGGGCTACGACGAAATCAACCTGAACTGCGGGTGCCCGTCCGAGCGCGTGCAGCGCGGTGCGTTCGGTGCATGCCTGATGAACGAGCCGCAACTCGTGGCCGACTGCGTGAAGGCGATGCGCGATGCGGTGGCGGTGCCGGTGACGGTCAAGCACCGGATCGGGGTCGATGCGGTCGAGGACTACGCGTTCGTGCGCGACTTCGTCGGCACGGTGGCCGAGGCCGGTTGCGAAACGTTCGTCGTGCATGCGCGCAACGCGATCCTGAAGGGACTGTCGCCGAAGGAGAATCGCGAGATCCCGCCGCTCAAGTACGACTATGCGTATCGGTTGAAGCGCGATTTTCCGTCGCTGGAGATCGTGATCAACGGTGGTATCACGACGCTCGATGAAGTCGCGCAGCATCTCGAGCACGTCGACGGCGTGATGCTCGGCCGCGAGGCGTATCACAACCCGTACGTGCTGGCGGAAGTCGATGCGCGCTTCTACGGATCCACCGCAGCGGTACCGACGCGCGAAGAGGCTGAAGCGCAACTGATCGCGTATTGCGCGGCCGAGCTGAAGCGTGGCACCTACCTCGGTGCGATCGTGCGACACGCGCTCGGGCTGTATCGCGGCATGCCGGGCGCGCGTGGCTGGCGTCGCGTGCTGTCCGACAACAAGAAGCTGGCGCGCGGCGATCTGGCCGTGTTCGACGAGGCGCGCGCGCATCTGAACGAAGCCGAAGAAATTTTTGAAAAAAAGGCTTTGCAAGATTCAAAAGTGTTCGTATAATCTTGTTCTTCGCTGCTGAAACAAAACAGCGAAACGAAGCAAGCAGTATCAGTGGTGGCTGTAGCTCAGTTGGTAGAGTCCAGGATTGTGATTCCTGTCGTCGTGGGTTCGAGTCCCATCAGCCACCCCAACAAATTCAATGACTTGCAGCACGATTAATCGATCGCGTTACAAGTTTTGGAAGATTAGATTCCAAATTTTGGAAGATCTTCCGAAAAAAAACCCGCCACTGAGCGGATTTTTTATTTCCGGCTTTAACGCGTCGCTCGCACTTTTCTTTGCCGGCGTCGGTCGTAGGTCTTTCGCACCATGCGTTCATCGGCATGGCCGGTCGCGTCGATGATGCGATCGTCACCTTCCTCCTGGCGATCCGTTACGGCGGCCGGCCGCATATCGCGCAGCGCGAACCGTTCGAACGGCACGCCGCGCGCCTTCGCTTCCTTCTCGCAGTAGCCCATCAGCCGCGACCAGTTCGTGTTCCATCCGCTGCGCGTGTACACCTGGCCGGCCGTGTTGCCGAAGACGTGAACGCCTTGTGTTCGTTGCAGCGCGAGCGCCTCGTCGATGACAGCCTTCAGCTCAGGCGACCACAGCACGAGTTTCGCGCGCTGCTGCTCACCAGCCTTGCGTTTCCCGATCGGCACCTCGACCCCCTCGGGCTTGAGGCTCTGCCGATGCAGCTCGCGCATTTCGGTCGGCCGGCTGACGGTCAAATAGGCCGCCTGCACGCAGAGCGCGAGGATCAGGTAAGTTGAGCTGGAATGCTTGTCGCCGACGCTGCGCCGCGACCGCGCGACTTCCACGGCCAGATCGATCTCATCCTGACGCACGTACCGCTGGCGTGGCCGAGTCGGGTTGTACTCGATGCCGCGGCACGGGTTGGTTTCGAGCTCGCCACGGCGTCGGCCGTATTCGAGAACCGCGGATAGGAGGGCAATTTCCTTGTTCGCCTTCGCCGGCGCGCCGAGCTGCGCGCGCTTGTCCAGGTAGCCGTACACGTGCTTCGGCTTGATGGCCGCCGGCGCCATCTTCCCGAAGACCTTGACCAGGCGCTTCGACTCGACGCGGTTCTCGTCGAGCGTGGACTGAGCCTTGCGCCGCTCGTCTGCGTGCGGCAGACCGTCCTGCCATTCGAAGTACCGCGCGACGAGCGCCTCGACCGTACCGGGTTCGATCGCGTTCCCGTTGAGCGCCTCCGCGCGCTCGATCGCCTGCTTGCGGATCTCGGCGAGCGCTTCCTTGTTATGGGCCGGCGCCGACAGGCGGAACGCCCAGCGGCCGTTCGGCAGTTTGTAGCCGAAGCTGATCTTGTGTTTCCCGTAGTGGGCATAGAGCCGGAAGGGCAATCCATCCGGCCGTTTGCGTCGTCCGATCATGATTACAGTGCGGCGAAGTTCGGTTCTTCTGACACGGCGGCGCGGTGCCGGCGCGGCGGTGTTGCGGGTGCGTTGCCGTTCATGCGGGCGTCGTAATACTCGCGAGCGACGAGCGGAACGCCGGCGATGTTGACCGCGAACGGCCAGTGATTGCGCTCGAGCCAGCGCTTCATGCAGGCGTGGCTACGCGGCTTGCAGCCGACCAGCTCGGCCAGCTCCTGCGTGGTGAGATAGAGGCTCATGATTCGATCCTTCGAAATGCCACGACCCATACCCATGGATTCGTGTCCCAGCCATGCCCGCGCGCGGCGTTCAGGCTGTCCCATAGCTCATGAAAGGCTCGGATGCTCGGCGGCCGGAAGGCGCCGGCACTGTAGCCGCGCATGTGGTGATCAGCGATCGTCACGCCTTCGTCGCGCGCGTCCGACTCGCTGATGCTCTGGAGGCGCTCGGCGCGCACGCCGGTGATCTCGAGCGTAACGCGCGACGCCCAGCGCGGCATGTGGATCGCCGGCACCGTCGCGCCTTCCCGGCCGCGGTAGGCGTTCAGGTCGAGCCATCGCTCCGCAGCGAGGAGCGAATCTTCGATCTTGCGGAACGCGTCATCGGCCACATAGCGCACGCCGTCGAGCCCGCTGTCGAGTTCATACGCACGGCATGTTTCGCGCACCCACAGCCGGTCGCCGACCGCTCCGTGCGGGCACGGTAGCTGGTGACACGGTTCGTTGCCTCGGAGAGCCCACCAGAATCCGGTGTCGGGGTCTTCGAAACCCCAACATGCCGGGTCGTTCCAGTCCGGGCCGCCCGTCGGGCCGCCGCCGATGAAGTCGATGGGACTGCGCTTCGGGATCGCGACGCGCCGGGTCTGCGTCTTCCGGCCTTCGAGGATGGTGCGCACCATCGGGCCGCTGAACAGGATAGGGCGCTCTTTCACGGGCGGCTCCATTCGATAAGTGGGGTGTCGTATGGCAGGAACAGTGGATGTTTCGGATCGCCCTTCGAGGTCAGGCCGAACACCTTCACCGGCTTGCCGGACGCACGCAGCATGTCAGCCACGACGTCAAGGCGCGGCCGCAGGCACTTCGGCAGCTTGCCGCGGTCGCCCCAGCACGGGACGAGCTGATCCGCCTCCGCGATGATCCGCTCGAGGTACGCGTCGTTCTCCGGGCCGATCGGATCGACGACCGCGGCCAGATCACGCACGCGCGGCGAGCGGAACGCGAACGGGTTGCCGGCGATGTACTTTCGCGCGCCCCAGCGGTGCGCGAAGCCCGTCCATTTCAGATCGGTCTGATCACGCACGCTCGCGTCGGCGCGGGACGGGTTGATGCCAAAGAACGCGACGACGATGCCGGTGGGCGCGAACTCACGCTCGATGCGGTACCGATAGCGACAGCAGTTGCTAATAATCGCGCTCATGCGGCAAGCTCCTCGTTATCTACGTCCATGGGCTGCCGAAACACGCGGCCGCGCTCGCCGGCGGGGATCGTCACGAGGCCGGCCGCGGCGAGGAACGGATTGCGCTTCATGGCGTGGCGCGCCGCACGAGCAGCTTCGGTTTTGATAGCGGCCGGGCACGGAACATCGGGCCCCGTGCCAACCGCCCAGACCGCCCGCCACTGAGCGCGCCCCTCGGGCGGGATCCAGTCGACGATCTGCACTTCGGTGCGGTGAATCGTCAGCAGCTCGCTGACGCGCTGTTGTGAGACGCCGCAGCGCTTTACCAGCTCGCGAACGGACAGGCGCTCCCGCTCGAGAATGGCACGCATCCTGTCCCACGCCGGCGTCGCACGCGCCCTGTAGTCGCGCCGCGCCCGCTTGATCTTGAGCACCCTGGTGGCAAAGGTCTGGACTGACTTACGCGAATGACGCGGAAACGCTGCGTACAGAGCCTTGGCCGGGATGGGGGACGGATAGAGGCGGGCGAGCAGGCGCGCCTCGGCGGTCGTCCACAGGTTGTGTGTCGACGTCGACATGCTACGATTCCTCCGGATTTTTCCAGCGAGCACCAGATGAAGACGGTTTTCCTGATGCGTGGGTACGAGATGAACTGCACGCCACGCCCGACCGACGACGGCAAGTTCGCCGCGCAGGTGGAAGTGACGAAGGTGGGGTTCAGCCGCGAGGCAGCGTTTCGAAGACTCGGCGAATTCGACACCGAGGCCGAAGCGGTCGCCTACGCAAAGCAGTTTTCCGAAGAGTGGTTGACCCGGTACGCATGAGCGGGAGGTCCAATATGACCAAGGCGGAATTTCGCACCCTCGTATTCGAAATAGCGCGGGCGAAACGCTTGTGCGTCAACGAGATGAAGGACGGCAAGGAGCGGATATGGTTTAACAAGAAAAGCCAGAAATTCCTCCATGCCGATCACATCGACGCCTTGTACGATCGACTGCGCCATCCCAACCTTTCGACGCGCGACATCAACATTGCGATCGAGAATGTCGCGCCCGGGCGGCCCTGCACCCACCGGGGGATGCGCGAAATCTACGCGCAGATTCATCGCTCATCGTGAGCTGGGCTTTTCGCGCGAGGCGGTTCGGCGGGTAGCGGCATCCAATGCGTGACGCCGTGCACCGGAGCACCGTAGCGATAGAACGTCGGCTTCTGGCTGATCCGTCTACCGAAGAAGGCGGTGCGCTCGCCAGTCTCCATCGCTGGATATATCAGCACTTCGACGCCCAGTGATCCGGCCTTTCGGTTGCAGATCGGTAGCCTTTCCTCAACGGTGATCCACGCCTCTCTGTCGGACGCGGTGCGGCGGGCAGCAACGTACGCCGCCAGTTCCAGCGCCGCCGCGTAGCTCGCTCCATCCATGCAGGTGCCGCGCTCGCGAATCCATTGCGATACGATCGGCTCCATCTCCGTCAACATGCTGTCGGTGATTTTCATGCTCGCACCCATCCTTTCGATGTCGACCGGATCTTCCCCGTCTTGCGCGTCGCCTGGAGCCGCCTGTCGACGATGCGCCAGCCTACGACTTCGCCGAACGTGGTCGGCCGACATTCCTCGCGCGCGAGTCGCTCACTTTCCTCGCGCACCGCGCCGGTGTTGACGGCTGCGAATTTCTTCGGAGTGTCATCGATCGACGCGACGATCAGCTCGTCGAGCTTCTTGTACTTGCTCATGATGGGGCTCCCGGCGCGGCGCATGCGGTGCACACGCCGCGCCACTCGCCGGTGGCGTCGTGCACGTCGCCCGTGCCGTCGCAGGCCGAGCAGCGCGGCGTCAGCTCCGGATACAGCTTCTCGCGCAGGTGATGGGGCAGCCCGGCCGCACGGATCTCGAATACTTCGACGTCGGTCAGCTTCATTGGATCTCACCCGCGCTGATCGCGTCGACGGCCTCGATGAACTTGAGATGCTCGTTCTCGCGAGCCCACCATGCGAACATCACGTATCGCTTAACCCACATCTCGGACGGTGGGTCGACCCGATTCGCGCCGGTGAGATTCGGACTGGAGAACGCGACCGGCTGCGTACGTTGAATCGCGCGGCGCTGCGTGCGTTCCACAAACACTTCCGGCTCACCGTTCTTCATCAGCGTACGCCAGCGCACTCCGTCCCGCTGATCGTCGGAGGCAACCTCGCCGCGCGGCTCCGGGCTGCCGGAAAACAGCCGTCGAATCTGGTATTCGACCGCCTCCAAACCCCGTGCTTGGCTGCAATTGCCGGCGGCATCGGCTAACTCGATAGCCGACTGGATCGATTCGAGATTGCCGTAAAGGAACTCGCGCGCCTCGTCGTTGATGGCGGCGGCCGATCGATGGCGCGCCGCATCCTTCGCCATACGTCGAAGCTGTTCGAGCAGCGAGATATCGCCACCGTCCGGTGGGTCCATGTAGTAGGTGCCCGGCAGCAACGCGGCGAGATCGGCGTCTGCCACAGTGCGCGGCTCCGTCTGGCCCGGATGAGCGGCGAGAAGGGCATGCAAGCGCTCGATGAGTCGCACCTCGGCTTCGTATGCCGCTTTCTCGTCGGCATCGCACCATGTGCCGTCGAGTGCGGTATTGCTCTCCTTCAACTCGTCGGCGCGCAACGAAATGCTTCGGACTGCGTCCTGCATCACGGCGCGTTGCTCATCCGTCAGTCCCGCCCGGCCGACTGCCTGCGCGGTAGGCTGCGGGGCGGAGTAGACGACGCGCGCAAGCGCCGGATCACTCTTGACGCGCTCGTAGTACTCCCGCGTCGAATCGAGCCACGCGCCGTCCTCGGTGAGGATCTGGTAGATCGCCGCCGGCGCGGGCACCGGAGCTTGGGCGAGCACGCCGAGCGCGATCGAGTATTTCTCGGCAGCTCGCTTACCGGGAAGGCCGTTGTGCTCGATCATGGAACACTTCTTCGCGTCCGAGATGCAGTCGCTCGGATCGTCAGCGCGCATCCACGCCGCGACAGTCCGCGCAGGGGAGCGCAATGCGATCGCGGCGAGTTCGTCGATCACCGCACGCATAGCGGTTACGTCGTTCATACGCCCATCGTGATCGCGGGCCCAGTCAGGAACGCCGGCGGTCCACTGGCCTTGCTCAACTAGGTGGTGCCATTCGGTGTATCGCGGCGCGACTTTCGAACTCGTCTCATTGCCGTCGCCGGCGCGCGCATCGACGATGACTTCGGCGGCCGGGACCACCTCCGTGAAGGGTCTGTCCATTCCTGACCGCTGTTGCGCCGCCTCGCTCGCCTGTTCGGGAGCGGGGCTCTTTTCGTTGGACAGGCGATCCCGCAGCCACGTCGCGACGTCTTCGCCCTGCGGGCAACCGAACTCGCTGCAGATCCCGTGCATCAGGCCGAGGTTCACGCGCACCGCGTTGTAGACCCAGCGGGCGATCGGGCGCAGCAGATCGCCGTCTTTCTGTGGCTCGATGGCGTCGAGCAGGTCGCGCACGATCTTGACGCTCGCAGAGCTGTCGTTCGTGAGTTCGTCGATGTTGTCGCCGCCATGCTCCGCGTCGTAGTGGTGGCGGATGAACTCGCGCAGCTGGTCGACGGTATAGCCGCCGTAGGTGTTGGTGGTCATGGTGTGAGCCTCGATGGTCATGCGAATAGGTCGCCCTGCTTTTTGCCGCTCGACTCCGCGAGGTGCGTAGGGCAGAAGTGGGTATCTGCGCCGACTAGATGCGCATGCGCCGCGCACAAGTGCCGGTCGCACGTCTTGCCCGGCTTCGTCTGAAAATCGCACTGGAAGCCGCTCGGCGCGTTGCAGCCGTCGACCGAGCAGCGGTGAGAGCGCTTACGACCGCGCGTGCAGATGATTCCGGAGATGCCGCCGGGAAGGCGGAACGGGGTGCAGGGCATCAGGTGCCTCCGTCTTAGAAGGTCTGCGGGGCGACGGTCAGCGCGATGGCGATCGGGCGCACCCAGACCGGCGTCGACGAAAGCTGGAACGTCTCGCCGGATTCGGCGAGCAGCAGCGTAGTACCCATCACCTCGGCGATTGCCTGCGCGGCGTCGGGCGGCACGGCGTTGCCGATGCGCTCGCGCCACGCCTGGTCGGATAGCCCGTCGAGCTGGAGATACTCCTCCGGTTCGACGAGCGATTGCAGGACGGCCAGCTCGAGCGTGGTGAACGGCCGATGCCACGTGCCGTCGAGCGCGCGGATTACCGCGACAGTCTTCTCGTTCGCCGCGGGCATGCGTGGATCGGCGACGGACCATCGGCCGTTGTCGTGGCCGGCGGCGGCCGACACCGCGCCGCTGTGCTGGTCCCAGCCGACGACGCCGTAGTGGCCGCCGGTGAGGTACGCGTCGCCGCGCTCGCGGCGCATGCCCGGGCGCGGGTCGGCTACGGCGAACGCGCCTTGGCCGCTGTCGCTGCGCGCGATGACCGTGCCGGCCGGCTCGTCGAAGCCGGTCACGCGGTACTTGCCGGCGCCTTCGAAACCAGTGCTCGCACGCGGATCGGCGACACCGCCGCCGCCCGATGCCTTGAACTCGCCCGTCACTGTTCCGGAATGGTCGTCCCACGACACGATCCGATACGCGTTCTTGTGATACTCGGTGGTGGGACGCGGATCCTGCACGCATTGACCAGTGCCGTGCGCGCTGGTGACGGCTCCGGCCGGGTCGCGCCAAGGAACGATCCGGAATTCGTTGTTGTGCTTTGCCGGCCCCTGGTGGCGCGGGTCCGCGACGCTGAAGGTGCCTTGCCCGGGCGACTTCTGGCCGGTGATCGTGCCGGCGTGGTCGTTCCAGTCGAGTACGCCGTACTGCTGGTATTGCGCGGCGTCGGCCGGCCCGCGCGGGTCGGCGACCGAAAAGGTGCCATTGCCAGGGCGGCTCGCGCCGGCCACCACGCCGCACGGTTCCTCCCAGCGGTTCACGCCGAGCACGCCGTTGTGCATGTCCGGCACGATCAGGTAGTCGCGCAACTGGCCGTTCTCGACCGCGAGCTTGTTCAGGCTGCGCCAGTCACTGCCCGCTTCGACGAATGCGAGGCGCACCCACGTTTTCCACTGCAGCGACGGCACGCGGTGCATCGGGCCGGCGGCCTCGACGTCGCCCGGCAGCGGCATGCGGCCGAGCAGCGTGCCGACACCCTGCAGGCGCTTGACGGGCGGCTCGTACAAGCACGCCGGCACCTTTTCCATGTGCCGCGCGACGAGCAGGAATCGCTTGCGGCTCTGCGCGAGGCCGGCGATCACGCCGCAGTCGTGCGTCGTCTCGTTCTTGGCATAACCGTAGTGCTGAAAAAGCTGGCCGATCTGGTCGAGCAGATGGCGGCCGCGCGTCGCGAGCCGGGGCACGTTCTCGAACACGATCAACTCGACCGGGTCGTCCTTCCATGCCTCGCACATCAGCCAGACGCAGCGCAGCGTCAGCTCGTTGAGCGCCTGGTACTTCGGCGTGCGGCTGAGCGTCTCCGACAGCAGGCCGGACGCGCCCTTGCACGGCGACGAGATGAACACGCAGTGCGGATGCTGGTAGCCGGCGGCGCGGCGCACGTCTTCGGGTGTGGCCTCACGCCATCCGGCCGGCGGCTCGACGCCGTGGAATGCGGTGTACTGCTCGCGCGTGAACAGGTCCATCACCGTGCACGGCGTGCCGACCAGCCTCTCGAAGTCGCGCGCGGCCGCTGGATCGTTGTCGATGCCGCCGATGCAGCGCCACGTCGCGGTCATGTTGCCGACGTGGGAGGTGGCTTTGGTGAATCCCTTGGCGCCGCCGCCGAGGCCGCAGCAGAATCCGAAGCTGTTGTATACGCGGTTCGTCATGTCGTGTTTCATTCTGGATCTATTCTCGGTGGTCAGCCCCAATGGCTGGGTGCTCGGCTTAGCCGAAAGTCTTGGTGAGGTCGCGATCGATGGCTTTGCCGAGTAACCGGAGAAGATTCGCCAGCCCTGCTCGGTCGTGATGGCTAGCGGTCGCCTGGCGCAGCAGGCCAAAATACGAATTTGCAACGGGCATAAGGTCGGCGCCCGGCGTCTCGGCGACGCGACGCAGCGCTTCGTTACGCGTTCGCTTTCGGGTCTCGCGACGCCATGGTTTGATGACCTGGCCGACGAAGTCGATGCCGCGGTCGATCGGCTGCAGGATGGTCTTGCGCGGATTGATCCGAACGCCGAGCCGTTCCGGCAGGAAATCCGTGACATCGGCGAGGATCTCGTTCAAGCGCGCCGGCGAGGTGTGCAGGAACACAAAGTCGTCGACGTATCGGATGTAGTGCCGAGCGCCGAGCACGTGCTTCGCGCGCTGGTCGAGCACGTCGAGGTAGACGTTCGCGAAGAACTGGCTCGACAGGTTCCCGATCGGCAGGCCGAGGTCCGGCGCCTGTTCGAGCAGCCTTTTATGGGGCGGCACGAGCTCCATCATTGCCGGGTCGCCGTGGTATTCGAAGTCGGCCCGTGGATCGTGCATCAGCACGCGCTCGGTCAGCGCGCGCCAGAATGGCTCGGAGATCTTCGCGAGCAGCAGGTCGAGCAGGATCCGCTTGTCGATGCTGACGAAGAAGTTCGCGAGATCGCACTTCAGATAGAACGCGCGTTTCGACCAGTTCTGCGTGATCGAACGCACCTTCGATTCGAGTCGCTGCGCGGCGTACAGGGTGCCGCGCCCCTTGATGCAGGCGCACGAGTCGGCGATGAATGACCGCTCGAAGCGCGGGCCGATCCGGTTGTAAAGCAGGTGGTGCACGATGCGATCGCGAAACGCGGCCGCCCAAACCTCGCGCGGCTTCGGTCTCGTGATGACGAAGCACTTCGAGCGGCCGGGCATGTAGCTGCCGTCGGCCAACTCGTCGTACAGTCGGCGCAGGTTGCGTTCGAGCCGCATTTCGAACGCAAGCGCTGCATTGCTGTTTCGCTTCGTTCGCCGGCAGTCGAGATACGCTTCGACCAGCTCGGCGAACGAAATTGGCCCTCGATCTGCGGACGGCGCGGGCGCGCAACTCGTTGTTCTGGTGGTTGTTGTTCTGGTTGCCATTGTTGAAGTTCTGGTACCACGCCCAGCCGGAAGTATCGTGCTATCTACGTCGCCCGACCGATTTCTCAGTCGGGAAACTGCGCTGGACCTTTCCGCACGCCGGCGGCTGGTTTCCTCATTGCGCATGGCGGTGGCCTTGTGAGCCAGCGGCACGACCAGATTGATTTATCGCTCAGCCGCGAAGGCCTTGACCTTAGCGGAGCGGGCGACGGTTTGCGGCGTTTTTCCAGCCGTTTGCCTGCTTCCCGATGCTGGTCGTTTTCTCGACGGCAGCGGCGTAGCCGTCGCGCGCGATCAGGCGCTTGTCCATGCTGAGACGAAGCAGCAGCTCGATCACCTGCAGGCGCTCGATCAATTCGGCGAGGTGGGGTGCCTTGTCGGCCGCCACGTTCGCGCGGAACACCAAGACCATGATTTCGATGCACTCCGCGCTGATCTTCTCGCCGATGCTGCGCTTGAAGTCGCGGGACATGTTCTTGACCAGGTTGGTGACGTCATCGAGCAGCCCGTAGGCGGCTCGATATATCGGGAGTTGGTTGTGCAGGGCCACGGTGGGTCAAATGATCAAAAAACTGAAGGGATAAATCTGCGGACGGCGCGGGCGCGCAACTCGTTGCTCTGGCGGGTGCAGTCCTGGTAGCCACTGTAGAAGCCCTGGTACCACGCCCAGCCGGAGTTCGATTCGTGGCGTTCGTTGGACCAATACCAGCTCGGCTCGAACTCGCCCTTCAGGTTCGCGAACAGGAGCGATTGCTCCCGCCGCGTCGGCAGTTCGCCGCCACGTTCGGCGGCCCATGCCTTCGCCGCTTCCCAGTCCAGATCTTCGGCATCGCCCGGCAGGAGAATCAGGTAGTGGCTCAGCGAACCGTCTTCGAGAAGGATCTGCCCGGCGATGCGCTCGCCGGCCGCGAGCGGGACCGTGGCGGCGTCGACGTGGTACTCGGTCGCGCGCGGCTGCTTCTTGAATTCGTCGATCAGCGCGCCGATGCGCGCGTGATCTGCTTCAATCTGTTCCAGCGTGATCGTCATTGCATGCTCCAATTGTGAAAGGATGAATGGTTAAATCGACAATCTGCGGACGGCGCGGGCGCGCAACTCGTTGGTCTGGAGGTAGTGGTACTGGTGGCCAACGTTGAAGTCCTGGCACCACGCCCAGCCGGAGTAGCCGGGATCGGTATCGGGCTGGTTCGACCAATACGCCGCCTTTTCGAACAGGTCGCGGTGCTGTTCGTAAGCGATCACGAGCTCGGCGCGCGTCGGCAAATCACCTCCGATGCTCTTGGCCCAGTCCATCTGCGCCTGCCAGGTGGCGTCGTCGTTGTCGCCAGGCAGTAGGATCGTGTGCACGACGTCGCCGTTCTCGTCGACAAAGCCGCAGAGGTAGATCTCGCCGTCGGCGAGCGTAGGAAGCTGGATCTGCATGGTTTCTCCGGAAAAGAGAAGGGCGCCGAGATTGATCGGCGCCCTTCGAATGCCGCGCGGACCGAGGTAAGCCGCGCGGGGTAGGCTCTGTTCAATCAGCGGGGCATCCATTGCGTGCCGCGCACGATCCGGCCGACCGGCTCGAGCACAAGCACCTCGGATTCCTTCTCGCTCCGTACGAGCGCGCTGCCGCGGCGCTGGGCTTTCTCGATCGACTCGTGACGCTGCGGCTTGCAGTTGCGGCCGACCGTCACGAAGAGCGGCGCACGCGCGCCGACCGGGCCGAGCGTCAGTTCGTCGATGCGTGCCTCGAGCGTCGCGGCGTTCGTGCGCCACGTGTCGGCCTTCAACTGCGCGGCGTCGCGCTCGGCGGTGAGTCGCTCGACGTCGGCGCGTAGGTCAGCGATGATCCGCGTGACATCGATGGCACCGGCGTTCGGGTCCAGCGACTTCTCGACCAGGCCGACCGATACCAGTGCCGGCTCGGTAGCGACCGGCGGCGTCTCGCCGGCCGGCGCGGCCGCCTGCACTGCGCGCGCGAGCCAGTACACGTACTCGTTGCCGCCGCCTGCGCGTTTCTCGCGCTCGACCAGCCCGTCGCCGAGCATGCGGTTCAGTTCCTTCGTCACGTCGAGCTGCGGAAACCCCGTTCCGGTCGCTACGGCCTTCGCCGTGGCTTCTGACGTCTCGGCGAGGTACTTCTCGATATCCTCTCTCACGCTGCCTCCCGTATTGAGTGCTGCGCGGCCGGCGCGACCTGACCGTCCTCGACCCAGAATGCTTCGATGGCTTCGGGCAGGGCGCCGGGCGGCGTCTTCAGGCTCATGAACACGAGCGCCGTGTCGATCTGCTCGGTATAGGCCAGGTCGTCGAGCCAGTAGAGCAGCCGGTCACGCTCCGGGCCGACCAGGACGTCGGCGCGATCGAGCACGAGCAGCTTCAGGCCCGAGAAGTGGCTGATCGCGGCGGCGATGTGTGCGTCGACGCGCCAGCGTTCGGATTCGGACAGCAGGGCGTAGGCGCGTCCGTCGGCGAAGATCTCCATCTCTGGCGTGATCGTCACGTCAGCCCATTCGGACATCTCGGCGAGCGCGACGAGGCGCTCGTTCATCGGCGTCAGCGCTTCGCTGAGCAGGTCGGCTGGGATGCCGTTCGGCGCGAGCGCGTCGGCGATCGCCTCGTACGCTGCGACGTCTTCGTGCAGCGCCGCGGCCTGTTTTGCCAGATCGGCCGCGCCGGCGGCGCGCCGTTCGATTTCGCGTAGCGTCGCGATGTCGGTGTCGAGCTGCTTGCGGCGGCGCTGGAGGTCGGCCAGCTCCGAACGCGCGGCGTCGCCGCTCTCGCGAGCGACGGCCGCGCCGCTGTCCTCTGCGTCGTCTTCGAGCGCCCGCAGCTGCGTCGCAGCCGCGTCCGCCGCTTCGACGTCCCGTTTGCGATTCGCGGCTGCGTTCTGCAGCGTCTTCAAACCCTGCTCGTACTCGGGCAGCTTCGCGGCCGCGTCAGCGTCGCGCGCGCCGGCTGCGGCCGCCGCCGACAGGACGCCGTTGAGGTAGCGCAGGAGCGCACCGCATTCAGGGCAGGTGCATTCGGTGCCGGCCGGCGCCGCGCCGGCGAGCACACGAAGCGCTTCGACCTTGGGCAGAAACTCGGCGACCTGCTCGTCGGCGAGCTGCGCGAGCTCGACCGCCTTCGCGTAACCGGCGGCGCGCGTGCGCAGATCGGCGATTTTCGACGCACGCGCACGTGCCGCCGTGTCTGCTGCGTCGGCTGCGCCGATCTGCTGCTGCAGGTCGCCGATCCGGTCGTCTAGCGCCGCGCGGTCGCCCGTGAGCTTCCGCAACGCTGCTTCGTCGAACTCGACCGGTGCCGGCCGCCAGGTGGCCGCCTTTTGGCTGCCGTACGTCTCGCCGGTCGCGGTGCGCCACGACTGCTTCGCGCCGCGCGCGCGGTCGGCGGCTTCCTTCTGCGCCGCTTCGAAGCCGGCGCGCAACATCGGCGTGATGGCTGCGAGCCGCGCGGCGGCAGGCGCCGGCACCGCATCGGCGCGGAACCCGAGCTTGCCCAGCAGCCGAGCGCGCATTTCGTCGACGCCGATCTTCACGCCCATCAAGTCGTACAGGAACGCACGGCGCTCGGCCGCGCCGAGATGCGCGAACCGCTGCGCGTCGAGCACCAGCGGAAGGCGTGGATCCTCGGCGAGCTCGCGCTTCAGCTTGCCGGACGGCAGCATGACGCTGTTCGCCCGCTCGCCGCACGCGACCACGATCTGGCCGCCGTCGGCCCCCTCGGTGACGAGCGAGCCGTATTCCTTCTTCAGCGCGACGCGCACCGTGTCGCCGGTGAGCGCCATGCGCACGGCTTCCTGCAGGCTGCTCTTGCCGGCGCCGTTCGGGCCGGTGAAGAGGGTGACGGGCTTCGCGAGCCGGATATCCGCCGTGCGAATACCGAGTACGTTCGCCACGTAGATGTCGGTGATTTTCACGATTCCTCCTCCGTTCCGCGCGGTCGCAGTACCGTGCGGCCGCCGTCCGAATCCATCGCACTGATGATGCCCTTCGCTTCGAGCAGCTCGACCAAGCGCGCGGCGCGGTTGTAGCCGATCTTGAACTGGCGCTGCACGCTCGAGATCGTGACCTTCTGGTGCTCGATCACAAACGCTTCGACTTGGGCGTACAGCGGATCCTCGTTGCCGGAGCCGGCTTGTTCCTCGTGCCATTCCTTCCAGCCCTTCACCCATGCGATGCACAGCTCGCCGGCCATCACGGGGCATTCGCTTTCGGGCTTGCCTTCGGCCGCCGCCTGCCGGCCGGCTTGATGCTGCTCGTCGATCTGCGCTTGCATCGGGCCGTCGCCGAGCTTCGGCACCTCGCGGAACTCGGCGTCGACGACGTCGCTGTCGGGTTTGTCGCCGTCCATGCCATCGCCATCGCCGTCCGTGTACTCGCGGCCGAGGTCCAAACCGCGCTGATCCGATTCGCCGCGGATCTCGTCCATGCCGCCGGTGTGCTCGCTCGGGTTTGCGACGACGACCAGAACGGTTTTGCCACTCGCTTCGTAGAGCTCGTGCAGGTTCGGCTGAGAGCCGCCGAATTTCACGACCGCCTTGACGCCGTCCTTGATCGTGATCTGGTCGAGGTCACCCTGGACGACGATGCGGCCATCGCTCGCGATCAGGTGCGTCGCCATCTTCACGTTGTGCTCCACGCGCGCACGCAGCCGGTCGATGACGTCGTTCTGCTTCTTCTCGGACAGCTTCACCCAGATGTCGGGCATCAGCTTCATTTCGGTCACCAGCGCGGAAAGCAGGTCTTTGCCGATGCTATCGGCGGTCATCTGGAGGACGTTCTTGTCGGTCATGTCGAAATCCTTGGCGGCGGTAGGCGCGCTTTAGTCGGCGTTGATCGGGTTGCGCGGGCGGCGGCCGGCCGGCGCGGTCGTCTGAGCGGTTGTCTTGCCGGCGGCCGCCAGTTCAGCTGCCGCCGTGATGGCGCGCATGCGCGCCGATGCTGCCGCGTTCAGGTCTGCCTTCGCGGCCTCGTCCGGCACGCCGGCGATCGCGCTGCGCGCGAGGTCGAGATCCTCGGCCGTCGAGGCGGACTCGATGTCCTCGCGGATGCCGCGCACCAAGCCGGCGACGTCGAAATCGAAATCACCTTGACCGTGATCGCCGTCTTCGGACGGGCCGTCCTGATCGTCGACCGGATCGGCTCGGGTCTCTGCCGCCGGCGCGCCAGCGGCGCGCGATTCCGTCGAGGGCCCGGTCTGCGCCGGATCGGCACCGCGCGGGACTTCGTCAGCCGGTTGCGCGCGGCCATTGCGCAGCTCTTCGAGCGTGCTGGTCACTGCGACCGTGCCGTCGGCTCGCACTTCGACGGTATCGATCAGCTCTTCCTGTGACGAAAGGCCCATGCTGATCTCGGGGGCATAGGCCCGCTGCCAGAACGCGGCCGATCGATACACGAACATCTGGTCGGGCATCGTGAGCCACTTACTGCCGTTCTTCTTGTTCCAGCCTTCAGCCTTGACCATCTTCCAGTCGATCCAGGTGCCGTTCAGGCGCTCACCGGTCGACTTCTCGATCGTCCATGCCCGGCATCCGAAGTCGTCGCTGCCTTCGGTGCCGCGCCATTCGTAGCGCAGCGTCTCGAATCGGCCGCACGTGTTCACGCTGGCGATCAGGAACTTGCTCGACCAGCCGGGATTGCCGTGGACGATGTACAGGTTCTGCATGACCATCAGCTCGTCGGCTCCGAGGCGGCGCGCGAGATTCAGCGCGATCATGCAGTTCGCGACGTTGTTCTGGTAGTGCGCTGGGACCAATGACGAAGACGCGAAAGCCTTGGCGACGCGCTGCAGCAGCTCGAAGCCTTGGAGGTCGAAGAAGCCCGCGCGGACAGGCGGCAGCGATGCCTCGCGCGGCGCAGGATTGCGGATAGTTTCCAGGGTGGTAGGCGTGGACATGGAGGTCTCGCGAGTTAGTCGTGGAACTGACAGGTACTGTGGCGCGGGCAGTACTTCTTGTCGCACAGCAGCGATTTCGGGTTGGGGTAGAACCGGCCGGAACGGAACATGTCCGCTGCGAACTGGATCAGGCCGGGCGTTTCCTCGGTGCCGACCATCACGCGCTTCGCGTTCGCGATCGGCGCGGTCGCGACCTCCGGCGTGCCCTTCGTTTTCAGACCGATGATCTCGGCGGTGTCGCCGATCTGGTCACCGGTCGTGTGCTCGTAGAGCATCTCGTAGGTGCCGATCTGCGGGCCGTGTCCCTTCGTGACCGCCACACCTTTCTGCACTGCGGCTGAGCCGCTCTTCAGGTCGGCGATGCCTGGGCCGAGCGCAGTGCGGCGCACGCGCGCGCGGTCCATCGTGCCGGTCAGGCGAATCGTGATGCCGCCGCCGCATTCGATGTCGAGTGGCTTCGTCTCCATCTCGACGGCGATGAAGTCGTAGCGCGGCGCGACCTCGAGGCAATATTTCGTGGTGAGCGAAAGCCCGATGCGCTCGGCCTCAGGCAAGCTCAGGTCATCGCGCGTCGGGTCGAATTCGTTCTCGGGGTCGCGCAGCTTGTCGACGAAGGCACCGGCCGCGTCGTCGACCGTCAGGCCGGAGCCGTCGAGGCGCGCCTGGTCGAAGACGGCCGTGCCGGCATGGATCGCGGTGCCGAGCGCCGCGCGCAGGCCGACGACGTTACGCATCTTCAGGAGGTGGATGCCTTCCCAGCGATACGCGCAATCGAACAGGCCGGCCCAGCTCGATGCGCGCACGGTATAGACCGAGGGAGTCATGCCGCACCTGCGGTTTCGGCATCGATGTCGGCGCCCGGCGCCGGCATCTTCTCGATGCACACGTAGGGGAAACGCTCGGGGAACGGCTTGATGTGCTTGTAGAAGTGCGAGCCGAGCGAGTCGGCGCCCTTGAGCGCGTCGAAGTTCGCCTGCGTGAAGCCGGTGTAGTGGTACAGCGACGTCGGCGCATTCGTCTTGCGATCCTTGAAGCGGACCGCAAGCGTTTCGGATTCGGCGTCGTAGCCGATGCTGTGGATCTGCGACGACTCGACGGGGTGGGTGTCGATGGTTTTCATCTCGGATGCTCCTGATAGAGTGGGCGGGACGTGCGCGGGCAGCACGCAGACTCACGGCGCGGCTGCACTGGATTCGATGGGGTGAGCGGAAACAGCGCCGCGCGGGTTGCGAAGCTGGGCCGCTTGGAGGCCTTACAGAATGCCGACGTGCTTGCTGATGCCGTCGACGGCGACAGCGAGAAGGGCGACCGCAACGAGGATCGCGACGACGAGGACCCGCGCGGCGCGCGGATGCCGGCGCTCGAAGCGGTCAGCGTGATCGGTAAAGCGGCTCATGTGGGCCTCGTCGAAACGGTGACGGGCGCGTCGTCCGGCGCACTGATCAGCGTCGGCACGACGAGCCAGACGAAGACGAATAGGATCGTCGCGACGACGAACCAGAGGCCGACAAGCTCGCCGACCTTGCGCAGAAAGGACTTCATCCGAGGCTCCGCAGGTACGGGCCGGCGACAAGCGCGCCGTACCACAGGAACCCGATCGCGACGCCGTAGGCGGCCGCCCATGCGGATCCTTCGAGCACGTAGCGCATGCGTGATACAACCGATCGGCTGTAGCCGCGAAATACAGGCTGCAGGCTGTTGTGAGGCGTATGCATCAGTGCCCCCTTCGAAGGTTCTGTTCGGCAAACGTAGCGACGTTGCGCTTCGTACGATCGAGGATCTGTTGGGAAATTGCCTCGCTGCCGACCATAGCGATGCCGAGCGCTGCTTTGCTGATCAGCATCTCCATCACTTTCGCGAGCGCGTTAGGGTTGCCGTATGCGCCGCAGTCGCGAACATAGTCGGCGATCAGCTTCTCAGCGAGGTCGCCACATTGGGCCGGGGATTTGAGGTTGCTCATCGGTCGACTCCGGCGATGGTGATGTGGCGCACCGGTTCGGGCGGCGCTTTGCGGCCGGCTTTTATCAGGGCGGCGTCGAGCGTCATACGCACGCCAGAGGTGAGCAGGGGCGCACCGTTATGCCGCGCTGTGTCGTCCTCCGCGGCGATCATTTCGAGGGCGACTGCCATGTCGGGCGCGGTCGCGATCAATTTCGCATTCGCTTCCCGCTGCTCGACGTGTGCCAGCCACATGCCTTCGCAGAACTCGTGATCAAGAACTGCATTGCTCGGTCCGGCGCCATACAGGCCTTTGTAGTCGGGCGCCCAGATCCACGGCCCGGGTGTGTGCTTAATTTCGTTCATGCTGCACCTCGCGCGCGAATCATGGCGTCGGCGTATTCGTAAGCGAGATCGCAACGGATCTCGACGTCAGAACGCAGCTTCGGTCTGTGCTCGTCGTTGTACGGATTTCGGTTGCGGTCGCTCGTATGCTCCATCGATATGCGCTCAGCGGTCGGTTCCGGCGCGCGGATCGCAAAGTAGTCGCGCAGCGTCATGCCGGCGCAAGCGCGAGCCGTCGCTTCGATGTAGACACGGTCGCGCTCGGCCGAATCAGTGATTCCTTCAATCGCGGCTGCGCCGATGCGATGCACCGACTGTGCATCGGCAAGCGGAAACGCCGGGCCGCCATGCTTCTTGTTGTCCATATCGATCCTCGTCGCGGTACTGACGGCCATCGTCAGGCAGCGCCATACGCTGCGACCACGCCGCGGAGCTCTGCGGCGGGCAGGTTTCGGCCTTGTGGTCAGATTGCCCGCCGAAGCGGGCGCGGCTGATCAGGCCGTGGGATAAACCCCGTTGCGGATGTCGTTCTCGGCCTCGAGCTTCCAGAGATCCGCCTCGCGGTTCACTTCGGCGCAGATGGCGCGCCGGTCCTTCGGATGGCCCAAGGCGTCACGATTGAAAGGGTTCACGGTTTGCTCGAAACGTCGGGTCTTCTGGCGTTTCTTGCCCGTCCCCGGGTCGATCCAGCACACGGTTCGTTTGGCGGTGACCATCTCGAAAGTGATTCGCATGTCTTTCTCCTGTAGCGGGAGCGGTTGGTCAGTCGTCGAGCGCCCGACGAACGGCGTGGTCGGTGCAGCTGGAGAAACCGGCGTTGCCGGGGCCGAATTTCTGGCCGCAGCCCGAGCAGTAGACGTTGGCGAAATGCGGCGCGGCACTGGCGAGATCAGCGTCGGCGATGCGTCGCTTGATCTCGGCGGCGAGCACGTCCTTGCAGAGGTTCCAGACCTCGTACACGTCCTCGATGTAGCCGCGGCGCAGCGCGGCGTCGAGCACCGCGATCTGTTCGGCCGAGAACGGGAGAAGGTCGAAGGTGACGCCGTCGGCGATCGCCTCGTTTCGCTCGTCACGGGCGATGGCCGCATCGTCGGCGGCCGCTTGTTGGCGATCGGCGAGGGCGTCCGTACGCGAAGAGAGCGTGCGGACGTTTCCGACTCGGTGATTGTTCGGATGCATCACGCCCTCCATGCAGTTGAAATGGATGAAGGGTTAAATCGACAATCTGCGGACGGCGCGGGCGCGCAACTCGTTGGTCTGGCGGTTGCTGCCCTGGCCGCCACTGCCGAAGAACTGGAACCACGCCCAGCCGGAGTAGCCGGGATCGGTATCGGGCTGGTTCGACCAGTAGGCGTCGGGTTCGAACTGGTCACGGTGATTCGCCAACAGGAACAGCATTTCGACCCGTGTCGGCAGGTCGCCGCCGATCGACCGCGCCCAGTCCATCTGCGCCTGCCAGGTGGCGTCGTCGTTGTCGCCGGGCAGAAGCACGACGTGATGTTGTTCACCAGCCGTGTTCGTGACGATGCCGACGTAGATTTCGCCTTCGGCGAGTTGCGGAATGGAAACAGCGGTGGGGGTGGGTGCGTTCATACAAACTCCATAAAGGAAGAACTACTAACTAAATTGGGGTGTGATACGGCGAATTGCGCTTGCTGCTGCAGCTCTCACTGGTGACGCCTCAGAAGAAGAACCGCCACCAGTCAGAGCTGTTTCGGGACAGTCTCATGGAGCCGGGCCGGTGCTGATCTCCGGCATTGGGACTCTGGCAGCTACGCCAGGCGCGCATCAGCCTGCGCATTCCGGCTCCATGAGACTGCATCACTCGCGCGCCCGGCTACTCCCGGCCGTGCCGGCTCCGGGCCGCGCGAGGTTTGTGCCGATTACGAAGCCATCGGTCACGTGTTGCTGGCTGTCTTGTGTCAGGTTCACTCGAGTATTGCTTGCCGCTGCGGTCTTCCGCAGCGTCCGTCCTGACTCACGACGCTGATCGCGCCGGCCGGTTGCTCCGCATGTGCGGTCCCGGCTTACCTTCGATTGTTAAAGAGCGATCCGCCTGGAGCGGTGGCGCGGCGTCGGTGTCGCGTTGAATGAATAATCACATACGTGATTTAGCACAGTCAACACAAATGTGATTTTCATCCGAAAAGTTTGTAACAAGGAATGGCGAGGGGCGCGGAGACGGCCGCCGGTTAAGCAGTTGCTGACACCAGTTGAAAGCCGCCCGGATCTGGTACTAAACTACTGTACATTCATACAGTATTTGGTGCTGACAGGCGAGGCGACTGATGAAAGAAGAAGTGAAGGCGCGACTGCGGTGCAAGCCCGGGGATTTGGCGATCGTGACGAAATGCGGGGTGGCCGACCGGATCGGGCTACTGGTGCGGGTGATTGAAAGATGCTGGGACGGGCAGCATGACTGGCTCGTAGTGCTGCAGGGGCCAGGGGTGTTGGCGCGGGGCGCTGTAACAGGAAAGGTTACTCTGCGCCGGCGTGCATTGCTAAACGACTGGAATTTGACGCCTATCGGCGGGTCGGGTCTTCCAGGCGAAATGGCTCGTCCGGATTCGGAAGCATCCGAAGCATCAGCGCGAACGTTTGTGCCGGCTCACCAGCCTTGTCTGCCTTGAGGATCGCGTCAATCAGCGCCTTCGCGCCTGCGCTCGCGGTGACTAGCGCGGAATCGTAGCTTTCAGCGGTATCGGCATCCGATGTCGGTTTGCCTTTCCCCTCGGCGAGCCATAGCGCGCTCACGCCGAGCGTGTCGGCAATTTGAGGGAGGCGGCGCGCGCTGTTGCGCGTTCCTGCCTCCAGATTCCCAATCGTTGATTGGGAAACGCCGGCCTTGGCGCCTAATTCCTCTTGGGATAGGCCGGCTCGGGCACGTGCCCATTTCAGTCTGTCGGCTAGCGTGTACATATCACAATCGTAATAGAACGACCCATTCGATTTGTGTTGACCGCAGCAAACACAAATGTGATACTGGGCCATGGACATCCAAAAAGCCGTCTCCGACCTTCTCGGTTCGGGACTCACCCAATCCCAGCTGGCCGGCCTCGTCCCGTGCTCGCAATCCCTCATATCCGCGCTTCTCAGGGGAGTCCGCGGCTCGCGCGTTTCGTACGCGATCGCCGATCGCGTGAGGGCGCTTCATAAGGAACGGTGTGCATCTACCGAGAGCGTGTCGAAGAAAGTGTCCTCGGGCTGAATGACGATCCGGCCGCGCCGATTTTCTCGGCGTAGTCGATTTGTTCAGCGCGACGGGGTTGGTTTCGTCGGTGTTGGCCAGGTTTGGACCTGGCCTTTATTTCGCCCCGGCGCCAACTGGGTAAGCAAGTGGGTAACCAACTGGGTAACGATTGATTTTTCGTATGAACCAGACCGAATTCAGGATGTTCGCGCCGTGGGTGCAGGCCGCGACGCTGCCGGATGGGGAGATCGAAGCGATGAGCTTCGAGGACTGCCTTGCGCACGCGCTCGAGCTCGGGCTGCGGCGTTTCGATCGCAAGACGCTCGCACGCAACTGCGGGATCCACTATCCGCATTTCAATGACGTCATCGCCGGGCGCCGGCCGTTCAACGCGACGAAGCTGCACCTGTTCTGCATGTTCACGGGCTGCGACTACCCGCGGCAGTGGCTCGCGATCCAGGAGCGCAAGGCGATCGAGGAATACCGCCGGCTCAGTCAGCAGGCGATCGGCGAGTTCGTCCAGCAGGCATTCGGCCAGCGCCAGGCGGCGGCATGACATTGACGCTCAGCCACCGCGACGTCGGCAAGCACTTCGCCCGCAAGCTCGGGCGCCCCATGACGTACCTCGGCCTCGTCGAGGAAAAGCACCTTTTCATCTTCCGCGATCCCCCGCAGGACTATCTCGCGTTCCGTCCGGACCAGCTCTGGATGCTCGAGCGCGTGCGTCCCGAGGCGGCGCCGATCGACAACACGAAGGAGGGCGGCGCGTGCTGACCGACCTGTTCGAGCGCGCGGCATTCCGCGCAGGCTGGCGCGCCGCGCGCGCCGGCGTCCCGTTCCACGAGAACCCGCTGCGCGGCGCACTCGCCTGCTTCGCGCGGCAGTGGGGCCGCGGCTGGGCCGCGGCGAACGACTCCGCGCGGTCGTACAGCTTCTACGACTGGGAGCAGGGCATCTGCGCGACGTCGACTGAACCGTATCGGGACGCCGCATGAGCACGCCGACCACCTGGAATCCTCGATTCCTCGCATACGCGCAGTCGCGCGGCATGACGCCCGAACAGGTGCGCGCGGCCGACCGCATAGAGTTCCCCGGCGGCCGCTTTGCCGGCTTCATCTGCTGGAACAGCGCGCGTATCCGCGAATTCATAGCCGATACGGGCGCCGACCGTCGCGATGTGACGTGCCTTGGTTCCTACGATGCATGGTTGGCGGCGCGCTTCGGTGCTGCGCAGCTCGAACTGCCGCTGGAGGTCGCATGACCTGGGCGCACGACGACCTTGCCAAGGATCTCGCCGCGCATCTTCGCGGCGCGTCCGATCGCCTCGTGTGGACCGACATGCAGCTCGGGCCGGCAGGCTCGCCGCGGCCGGACGTCTACACGGTACCGTGCTCGTTCGCGCGGTTCCAGCCGGTCGCCTACGAATGCAAGATCAGCGTCGCCGATTTCCGGCGCGACGTGACGGCGGGGAAGTGGACCTCCTACCTGCGCTTCGCCGCCGGCGTGATCTTCGCCGCGCCGGCCGGCCTGCTGAAGAAGGAAGACATCCCGGCCGGCTGCGGCCTGATCGTGCGCGGCCCGGACGGCTGGCGCTCGCTGAAGGGACCGACGTTGAAGAACGTCGAAAACCTGCCGCGCGACGCGTGGATCAAGCTGATCATCGACGGCATGGGGCGGCTCGCGGATCAAAACCACGAGCAGCTGCGCGCGGGTCTCTGCAATGAATGGACGCTCGAAAAGAAGCTTCGGGCGCGCCTCGGCGACGTCGTCGCGGACGCGGTCCGGGATCAGCTGCATGCGGAGCGCCGACTGAAGACCGCAACCGAGCGGCTCGAGAACCTGGCCGCGGAGGCAGAAAACGAGCGGCGGCTGATCCTCGATCGGGCAAAGCAGCACGCGGAGCGGGACGCCGCGCTGATCGATAGCGCGCGCATCGAGCTCGCGCGTGCGCTCGGGCTGCCGGCCGGCGCGGGGGCGTGGGAGATCGCCAGCGCCTGTAAGCAAGCCGCGCGCCGCGTCAGCATCGATTCCGAGGTGAAGCGGCTCCGTCAGCAGATCGAGCGCATACAGGCTGCGATCGAAGCGGCTGCCGAACCGCTGCCGCATATCGCGCGGGAGGTGGTGTGAACTGGATCGACCACTCCCACCGCGGCGACTGCCGCGACCTGATGCAAGCGATGATCGCGGACGGCGTGCGCGTACAGACGATCGTGACGTCGCCGCCGTACTGGGGCCTGCGCTCGTATCTGCCCGACGGCCACCCGGACAAGCATCGCGAGATCGGCCAGGAGCCGACGCTGCGCGAGTTCATCGACACGCTGGTCGGCGTGTTCGATCTTGCGCGCGAGCTGCTCGCCGACGACGGCACGCTCTGGCTGAACATGGGCGACAGCTACGCCGGATCGCGCAGCGGGCCGGATGTTGGTTCCACGCTGCAGGGCACGCGGCGCAACCAGGCTGAGTCGCGGAAAGCCCGCGTGAGCATGACGGCGAGCCGGCGACGCGACGACGCGCCAGTGCCGCGCTCCGACGTGCGGGTCGATGGCCTGAAACCAAAGGATCTCGTCGGCCAGCCGTGGCGGCTCGCGTTCGCTTTGCAGGACGCCGGCTGGTATCTCCGACAAGACATCATCTGGGCGAAGCCGAACCCGATGCCTGAGAGCGTGCGCGATCGCTGCACGAAGGCGCACGAATACCTGTTCCTGCTCTCGAAGAGCGAGAAGTACTTCTACGACTTCGACGCGATGCAGGAACCCGTTAGCGGGGGCGCGCACGCTCGGCGCGAAGCGCAGGGGCTCAAACGCCCGGGCTTCGGACATGGATACGACGCCGTGCCGAAAGATCGCTACAAAACTCCGGACGGGTGGGCAACCCATTCCGGCGCACACGGCTCTTTCCATCGCGACGGACGGGAAAGTGGCCGCAAGCTGGCGGATCCCGGCAGCGGCATCAAGAACAACGCGAGCATGGACGCGGCGCTCGAGAACATGCGCAGCACACGCAACCGTCGCAGCGTCTGGACCATTCCTACGCAGTCGTTCGACGGCGCGCACTTCGCGACCTTCCCCGAGGCGCTCGTCGAGCCCTGCGTGATGGCCGGCAGCCGGCCGGGCGACGTCGTGCTCGATCCGTTCTTCGGCAGCGGCACCGTCGGCCAGGTCGCGCAGCGGCTCGGCCGACGCTTCCTCGGCTGCGAGCTGAATCCCGATTACGAACCGCTGCAGCGTGATCGCCTGCGGCAGCCCGGCCTCCTGCTGGAGGTGTCGTGATGGATCGGCCGACTCTCCGCGTCGTCTCGCTGTCGGGCGGGAAGGACAGCACCGCGACGCTGCTCGTCGCGCTCGAGCTGCATGGTCGCGAGAATGTTCGCGCCGTGTTCGCCGACACCGGCAACGAGCACGAATCGACCTATGAATACGCTCTCGAATACCTGCCGCGCGCGCTCGGCATCACCGTCGACGTGGTGCGTGCCGACTTCACCGACGAATTTGCCACCAAGCGCGCGAATCTCGCGCGGATCGCCGCCGGCGAGCCTGAATCGGCAGTCTACGGAAAGCGCGAGTTCATGTACGCCTGGACGCCCGCGGCGGCGGCGCGTGCGCTCCACCTGCTGCACCCGACCGGAAACCCGTTCCTCGATCTTTGCATGGTTCGGGGCGGCTTTCCGTCCCGGAAGCGCCAGTTCTGCACCGAATACTTGAAGCGGAATCCGTTGACGGAATACGCGTTGGATCAGATCGACGCGGGGTATTTCGTCGAGTCATGGCAGGGCGTTCGCGCGGACGAGAGTGAGGCGCGCCGGTGGCTCCCGCATTACGAATGGCGCGGGGGGCATTACGCCGTGTTCCGTCCGATTCTGCGCTGGAACGTTGCCGACGTGTTCGATGCTCACGCGGCTGCTGGCATCACCGCGAACCCGCTTTACCGCGAAGGCATGACGCGCGTCGGGTGCATGCCCTGCATCAACGCAGGGAAGCTCGAATTGCGCGAGATCGCGCGCCGCTTTCCCGAGCACATCGAGCGCATCGCAGCGTGGGAGAGCCTCGTTTCGGAGGTGTGTCGACCCTTGAGCCCCGTCTCATTCTTCCACATGGGCACAACGGGGCATTCGGGCCAAGCCACAACAGTGCATCAGGTCGTCGAGTGGTCGAAAACGACGCGCGGCGGCCGCCAATACGACCTACTCGCGGACGCCGAGCCGGCGACCGCATGCGCTTCGGCGTACGGATTGTGCGAATGAATCAGCTCCCGAATCCTCTCACCCCAGCGGACTGCAACCTCCGCGATTTTCCGTTCATGCCGCTCGAGGTGAAGCGCCTGTTGACGTCCGAAACGTGGATCCTCGGCAGCGGCGACGAGCGCGCGGCCGCGATTACGTTGTGGCTCGAAAGCTGGCATCAGATCCCGGCCGCGAGCCTCCCGGCCGACGACCGCATGCTCGGCCATCTGTCCCAGTCGAAGAACTGGAAACGCGTGAAGGAACACGCGCTGCGCGGTTGGGTGAAGTGCGCCGACGGCCGCCTCTATCACCCTGTCGTCGCCGAGAAGGTGCTCGAAGCGTGGGTATCGAAGCTGACCAGCAGCTTGTCGGGCACCACCGGCAACGCGAAGCGCTGGGGTATCGAGGTCGACACCGTAGCCGTGCGCGCACAGATCGTCGAGGCCGCGAACCTGCTGAAAGCGATCGCCCCGCAATCCGAATGGCTGCGGAAAAAGCAGGTCCGAGAGATCGTATCCGATTCGCGTCGCGATCCCGATCCGATCGCCCCCCGATCACCAACGCAATCGCCCCCCGATTCGCCCCCCGATCGCAAGCGAGAGGGAGAGGGAGATGTAAACACAGCAAGCGGCGGCGGCACAGCACAGGGAGACGGGGAAGAACCGCCGATCGCCGCCGCCGCTTTCGTCGAAATTCTTCGCTCGTCGGGCGTCGGCTTCGCCGCCGATGACTCGCGAGTGGCGGGCTGGTCCGGGCGCGGCGTGACTCCCGACGACCTCCGCGCGGCTATTGCCACGGGCCGCAAGCGCCGGGAGCGCGAGCGCTCCGAGCAGCCGCTGAACCTCGGTCTGCTCGAACTGATCCTCGGCGATCTGCTCGCCGCGCGCGCCGCGAAGCCGGGACCCGGGACACGCCCGGTCGGCGACTGGTGGCGCTCGTGGACCGGCATCGTCGAGCACGGCGGCACGCTCGGCGTCGAGCAGGGCCGCGACGAACCTCCGTTCGATTTCAAGCTGCGCGTGTTCGACGCCGCGGGCGACGGCCCGTGGTGGGACGACCACAACCGCGCGTTTCGCGACACCGCCGGGCTCGTTGCGGCCGGCGCTTTGATGGGGGAAGGGCGATGAACTGCAAAGTCGGCGACATGGCCGTGATCACGCGAGGCAAAGCCCGCGACCGCATCGTCGAGGTGAAGGCACCCTACGGCGACTACCTTGGCCTCGGCTTCTGCTGGTACGTCGAGGCACCGACGCCGATCCCGGGGACGGACGTTCTCACGTTTCGGCCGTGCGAGCTCAAGACCGGATGGATTCCGGACGCGTGGCTGCGCCCGATCAGCGGCGTGCCGGTCACCGACGGCGTCAGCGACGAGGTGACGGCATGAAGCGGATCACGAAAGCGATGGTGCAGGCCGGCGGCTGGCGCTACTGCTGCGAATGCGCGGCGCATGGCTCGCGCGTGAAGGCGCACTGGACGCACAAGGGGCGCGACTACCGCGATGCGCACAAGCCGGCCGAGACGGCGGTGCGGCCCTCGCGCGAGGTGCCGGCATGCTGATCCAAATCTCGCGCGACACTTTTTTGTGCGTGCACCGGCAGGGCTTCTTCTTCCGCCTGCGCGGCAAGGGGCTCGCATTCGAGATCGACCACCGGCGGTACTTCTCCGAGCGCTATGGCTACCGGAAGGTCTACCGCATCGGCCGGCTCTCATTGGAGGTGCTTCGGTGACCCAGCAATCTCTCATCGCGCAATCGCCCGTCGCGCGGCGCGTCGAGTTCGTCGTACCGGGCAAACCGGTTGCGAAGGGGCGGCCGCGTTTCTCGCGCCGCAACGGCATCATGCGGACGCACACGCCCGAGGAATCCGAGCGCTACGAGAACCTCGTGAAGATGGCCGCGCGCGCGGCGATGCGCAGCACCGCGCCATACTCCGGCCCGATCCGCCTGATCGTGCACATCGGCCTCCCGATCCCGGCGAGTTGGTCGATGAAGCGCCAGGGCGAGGCGGCCGCCGGCGCCATCGGCGCGACGAAGAAGCCCGACGCCGACAACGTTGTAAAGGCGTTGAAGGACGGCATGAACGGGGTGGTGTACGTCGACGACGGCCAGGTCGTCGACCTCTGGGTGTCGAAGCGCTACGCGCGCACGCCGGGCGTGCGGATCGAGGCGATCGAGTTGAATTTGAAGTCAGCATAAGGAGCGGGGCCTTGAAAGCTAAAAGCAAACTCACCATCAACGAGATGATCGGGAAGATGAAGCCCGGCGTCCGGTATTCGGCACACGACCTCGCACGCCGCTTGAAGCACCCGGTTTCGTCAGTCCGCCAGCTGCTGTCGCTCGACGTCGCGCTCGCGCGGCTCGACTGCCATTCGGAGAATCGCGGCCGGATGTACTCGCTCGCGGGCACGAGCCGCTCGCCGGGCACGCACGTCGACACGCGCATCCGGCCGGACTTCACGAGCAACCTGTCGGGCTACATGGCCGAGATCAACACGCGCCAGGCGCTGGCGATGATGACGCGGGGTGGCCGGTGATCGCCATCTTCGAGAACACGCAACAGGCGCTGCACGTCAGCTTCCTCGTGACGTCGCTGCCGCCGCGACAGAAGCAGCAGTTCCGCCTGGCGCTGATCCAGATCCTCGAATCGGTCGGCCGTCTCAGTGCGCGCCAGGCGGAATTCCTCGACTACCTGTACGGCACCTCGTCGGGCACGATCAACTTCGACGGGCTGAGCGGTGACGAAATCCGGGCCCAGTGCGCGATGGTCGTCGGGGCGGTGCGTGATCACCTGCTGAAGCCGGAACGCAATGCGGTGTGGCTGCGATACGCCTGCGGCATGCCGGCGCGGCCGGCGAGCGCCACGCGCGCGGCAGACCCAGGAATCCCGCCGTCGGCCGAGTGGAAGCGGGCGCTGGTCGAGATGCGGACGTACCTGCGGCCGTCGCTCACCGTGACGAACGGCAAGGCGATCATGGCGTTGATCGCGGGGCATTCGCAGGCGCGGCTGCGCCAGGACGGCTTGTCGTATCGGGAGATCTCGGAAGAGACGCACGTCACGGTCCGCACGCTCGAGCGGAACGCGCAGATCGTCCGGAAGCGCCTCGCCGAGCTGGAGCGCGAAGCCGTGAAGCGGCTGACGCCGCTCTTCGAGCGAAACAACGTGACGATCGCGGAGGCCGTTGAGGCGTAAGGGGTACGGCGAAAATTCCCCTTGCAAATGTGGCGGACAGGGTATAGATTTTCGTCAAATTGCAGAGTTGCGACCAAAGCCCGCTGAGCCGACAAGCCAGCGGGCTTTTTCGTTACAGGTTTTCGAGTTCGTTCGTTGCTGTCTTGACCGCTGCGGCAATCAACTTGCCAAGCGCTTCCCCATTTTGCTCGGGTTCTTTCAGCCAAGCGGACGGCGATACCGGAGTGAAAATCCCAGTTTCGAGAACGGCTTTTACGAGCTCTACTGCTCGATTTTTTGCGTCAACACGTGACATCGAATCAACTCCCGTAGCGTGAGCCGGCGAATTCCGGCACGACGATTCTACGCCGACGGCCTGAACCACCAGAGCCCGTGATAAACATGCCTCGTTCGAAGCGAACAGAAGTTGCCCAGGTGGCGCGTGCGCCGCGGCCAGCCCCTCCTGACATCCTCTTCGATGAGTCGAACTGGTTCCGCCACATCGCACCTGCCGACGGCGTCGCCGAGTGGGTGAACGACACGCTCCTGCGCGAAGGTGCGCCGCTGCACAACCCTGACCATGAGCACCTGATCGACGCCGACGTCGCCTACCTCTGGGCGGCCGTCGAGAACGTGCGCCAGATGCGGCGCGTCGTCGGCCAGTGCGAAGAGGTGACGATCCGCGCCGGTGGCTGGCAGCGCTCCCGTCAAGAGCAGCAATACCTCGAATGGTTCGGCCGCGTGCCGGCGTTCCTGATCACGCTCGACGCGCACTACGCGCGCGAGTGCAACGACCTGCAGTGGTGCGCGCTCGTCGAGCACGAATTGATGCACATCGCTCAGAAGACGGATGAGTTCGGCGCCCCGGCCTTCACGAAGGACGGGTTTCCCAAGCTGGGAATTCGGGCGCATGACGTCAGCGAGTTCGTTGGGATCGTGGCGCGTTACGGAACCGGTGGTCCGGATAGCGACATTTCCAGAATGGTCAGAGCTGCAAATGCCGGACCAACAATCTCTCACGCATCGATAGCACAAGCATGCGGAACGTGCATATTGAAGGCTGCGTAGACGCCGAGCGATGGAAGCCCGTGCTGGACTTTCCGGACTACGCTATCAGCGACTATGGTCGTGTGAAGCGTCTGACGACGCGAACGCGTGCGAAGGCAGGCTCCATCTTGAAGCCATGCAATCGCAGTAAGGATCGGCCGTACCCATCAGTGGATCTGAGCAGAAACGGGAAGCGTCGCACCCAGATGATTCATATTCTGGTTGCGCGCGCATTTCTGGGGCCTGCGCCGTTCGTTGGAGCCGAGGTGAACCACATCGACGGCGACAAGACGAATCCTCACTTCAGGAATCTGGAATGGGTTACGTCATCGGGGAATTCGCTGCATGCATATGAGGCCGGCCTTGCTGACGCCAGGGGTGAGGCGAACGGGCAAGCGAAACTTACCGAAGCCATGGTGCGCGAGATTCGCGATTTGGCTGTAGGCCGCCGAGGCGAGAAAACAAGGATTGCACGGCAGTTCGGCGTGTCAGAGACAGCGATCCGCGACATATTGAATGGCCGAACCTGGTCGCACATCTGACCCGCCGCATAGCCCTCTCTGAACTTCTCCCGCTATGGCAGCACTTCCCGACCCGATCAAGGTGTTCATCGTGCAGTCGCTGGCGTGCTTCGACACGATCGCGCGCACCGTGAAGGACGTGCGCGAGGTGTTCGGCGTCGAGGTGTCGTCGCAGCAGTGCGAGCGCTACGACCCGACGAAGCGTGCCGGCGCGACGCTCAGCAAGAAGTATCGCGAGATCTTCGAGCGCACGCGCGAGGAGTTCCTCAACGACACGTCGCGCATCGGCGTGTCGCACCGCGCCGTGCGCCTGCGCGCGCTCGACCGTGCCGTCGCGGAAGCGGAGCGACGCAACAACCTGCCGCTGATGGCGCAGCTGCTCGAACAGGCTGCGAAGGAATCCGGCGACGCCTACACGAACCGGCGCCGCCTCGAACACACTGGGGAGAACGGCGGCCCGATCGAGAACAGGACGGTCGTCGTCGATGAAAGCCAGGTCGCAGCCGCCGTCGCCAAACTCGAAGACGAGTATTGACCCCGCCATCGAGCGGGCCGTCCTGAAGGCGAAGTGCGAGCGGGATCACCTGTTCTTCAGCCGGTACTTCTTCAAGCACCGGCAGGCGATCAAGTTCCGCGTCAACTGGCACCACGTGCTGATCGCGGACACGGTGCAGCGCGTGATCGACGGCACGCTGAAGAACGTCGTCATCAACGTGCCGCCGGGCTCGTCGAAGACCGAGCTGGTCGCGATCAACCTGATCGCGCGCGGCCTCGCGCTGAACCCGCGCGCGCGGTTCCTGCACATCTCGTATTCGGACGACCTCGCGCTGCTGAACAGCGAGACGGCGCGCGACATCGTCGCCTCCGACGAGTACCAGGCGCTCTGGCCGCTGAAGGTGGCTGACGACGCGAAGTCGAAGAAGCGCTGGAACGTGCTCGTCGACGGGAAGAAAGCCGGCGGCGTGTACGCGGTTTCGCTCGGCGGTCAGATCACCGGCTTCCGGGCCGGGCACATGGCCGAGGGCTGGCAGGGCGCGATCATCATCGACGACCCGCTGAAGGTCGAGGACGCGTACAGCAAGACGAACCGGGACAAGGCGAACCGCAAGCTGCAGTCGACCGTGAAGAGCCGAAAGGCGAGTCCGGACACGCCGATCATCGTGATCATGCAGCGGCTCGCGGAGGAAGATCCGACGGGCTTCATCAAGGCGCGCAAGCTGCCCGGCGAGTGGGAGTTCATCGAGATCCCGGCGCTGATCACGGACGAGTACGTCGCGAAGTTGCCGGCGCACATCCGCGAGCGCGTCGAGTGCGACGAGCGGGACGCGGACGGCCGGTACAGCTACTGGCCGTACAAGGAACCGCTGCAGGAGCTGCTCGCGTCCGAGAAGGCCGACGCGTACGTCTTCAACGGCCAGTACATGCAGCGACCGTCGCCGCTTGGCGGCGGGATCATCCAGAGCGGCAAGTTCCTGCGCTACGGCGCGCTGCCGCAGCTCCAGTACCGGAAGATCTTCGTCGACACGGCGCAGAAGACCGCCGAGCGGAACGACTACAGCGTGTTCGAGTGCTGGGGTCTCGGGTACGACAACCGTCTGTACCTGATCGACCTGGTGCGCGGGAAGTGGAAGGCACCCGAGCTGAAGCGCCGCGCGATCGACTTCTGGAACAAGCACGCGGCCATCGGCGCCGACGATCCGGGCGCGCCGGTGCTGCGCCAGATGAAGGTCGAGGACAAGTCCAGCGGCACCGGTCTGATTCAGGACATTCAGGCCGAGGGCGGCATCCCGATCGATGGTATCGAGCGCGTGAAGGACAAGCTGACGCGCGTCATGGACGTCGTCAGTCACATCGACGCCGGCAACGTCGGCGTCCCGCTGGATGCCCCGTGGGTCAGCGACTTCTTGGCCGAGTGCGACTCGTTCACGGCTGACGACACGCACATGCACGACGACCAGATCGATCCGATGGTCGACGCAATCAACGACATGCTGGGAGGCGCGAAGGACCTGTCGGTCTGGGAGCGGCTTGCCGGTTGAGCACGACAGGATTTCCCGGAATGTCGAAACGGAAGCAACAGACCCGGCCGCCGCGCGCGCCCGCGGCGACGCACGCCCATCGCACGGTCGACTCGTTCGCCAACTTCGAAGCACGGCTCGGCTGGGGCGCCGACAACCAAGCGTCGGCGGCGCAGTACACGCTGTCGTACCAGAGCCGCAACCGCGTCTGGCTCGAAGCCGCGTATCGCGGCTCGTGGATCGTGCGCGCCGCGGTGGACGCGATCCCGGAGGACATGACCCGCAAGGGCATCGAGATGTCCGGGCTCGATCCGACCGACGTGTCGAAGATGGAGACGGCGCTCACGCGCAAGGCGATCTGGGATCAGCTCTGCGACACCGGCAAGTGGGCGCAGTTGTACGGCGGCGCGATCGCGGTGATGCTGATCGACGGTCAGGACATGTCGCAGCCGCTTCGGCGCGAGACCATCGGGAAAGGCCAGTTCAAGGGCTTGCTCGTGCTCGACCGCTGGATGGTTGCACCGCCGGTCGGCGAGGTCGTGACCGAGTTCGGTCCCGATCTCGGCATGCCGAAGTTCTACGACGTGCTGCCGACGGCGATCGGCTTGCCGCAGGGGCGCATTCACCACTCGCGCGTGCTGCGAATGGATGGCGAAGCGCTGCCGTTCTACCAGCGCATCAGCGAGAACGGCTGGGGTCTGTCGATCCTCGAGCCGATGTGGGACCGGTTGATCGCGTTCGACAGCGCGACGGTCGGCGCCGGCCAGCTCGTCTACAAGGCGCACCTGCGCACGCTGAGCGTCGAGAAGCTGCGCGAGATCATCGCGGCCGGCGGCCCGGCGCTCAACGGGCTGCTGAAGCAGGTCGAGATGATCCGGCTCGGGCAGTCGAACGAGGGCATCACCCTCATCGACGCGACCGACAAGTTCGAGACGCACCAGTACGCGTTCAGCGGGCTGTCCGACGTCTTGCTCCAGTTCGCGATGCAGCTCAGCGGCGCGACCGGCATTCCGCTCGATCGCCTGTTCGGCCAGCAGCCGGCCGGCCTGAGCGACACGGGCGAGGGGTCGCGCCTGCTGTATCACGAGAAGGTGCACACGCGGCAGGAGCGTCGGATGCGCAACCCGCTGCATGGACTGCTCGACGTGATGTGCCGGTCGGAGATCGGTCAGCCGTTGCCCGAGGACTTCTCGTACGAGTTCAACCCGCTGCAGGAGATGTCGGCTGCCGAGAAGGCAGAGATCGGCAACAAGACGGTCGACTCGGTGACGAAGGCCGTCGACGCCGACTTGATTCCGCGCAGCCAGGGCATGCGCGAGCTGAAGGCGTCGTCGCCCGACACCGGCATGTTCGGCGACATTCCCGACGAGGCGATCGAGCAGGCCGAGCGCGACGAACAGGGCGAGGACCCGCCGGGAATTGATCCGTCGCTTCCGCTGGGCCCGACGCCGGGCGCGGCCGCGCGCACGAACGATTCTCTGCTTCGCAGGCTTTTCCGACGTCGATGATCCTTACCCTCGATCGAAAGCGCGACCGGCGCAAGAACCCTGTCCGGCTGAGCGGTGCCGAGCGGCAGTACGGCAGTCAGTTGCGCAAGATCGCCCATCAGGTCGGCGTGCTCGTGAACGGCTTTCCGGCCGATGACGCGTCGTATGCGCCGACGATCGAGGAACTGCTGCGGCGATACGCCGACGCGCTCGCGCCGTGGGCCGAGGCGACTGCGGCGCGCATGATCGCCGACCTGAATCGGCGCGACGAGCAGATGTGGATGAAGCAGGCCGCCGACATGTCGCGCGCGCTCCGCCAAGAAATCCGCGGTGCGGCCACCGGCGAGACGATGCGCGCGCTCCTGTCCGAGCAGGTGCGGCTGATCAAGTCGATCCCGCTCGACGCGGCCGAGCGCGTGCACCGGCTCACGCTGGAAGGAATCGTCGACGGCGCGCGCGCCGCGCAGATCTCGAAGGCGATTCAGGAATCCGGACAGGTCGCGAAGAGCCGGGCCGACACGATCGCGAGAACCGAGGTCAGTCGCACGGCCGCGACCCTCACCGAGGCGCGCGCGATCGACGTCGGCAGCCCCGGCTACTTCTGGCGGACGTCGGGCGACTCGGACGTCCGCGAGGACCATCGCGAGCTGGAAGGCAAGTTTTTCACGTGGGACAAGCCGCCGGTCGCGGACAAGCGGTCGGGCGCGCGCGCCCATCCTGGCTGCATCTACAACTGCCGGTGCTGGGCCGAAGTCGTGCTTCCGAAGGACTGATATGGCGAAGATGAAACGAGACAGCAGCGGATCGTTGCTGTTCGAGTGTCCGTGCGGCGAACTGCACGTCGTCTATCCGCATGGCTGCGATTCTCCGAACCCGGCGCGATGGAGCTGGAACGGCAGCGTGGATGCCCCGACGTTGTCGCCGTCGATCCTCGTATCGTGGCCCGGCCCCGGCGACCGGCGGAACGTCTGCCATTCATTCATCACGGATGGCCGCATCCAGTTCTGCGGCGACTGCACGCATGAACTGGCCGATCAGACGGTCGAGATTCCTGACTGGATGGACTGAGCATGCCGACACATCGAACGACGTTGCGCGTGCGAGTGCGCACCGCATGGTGGTTGCCGCTGTACCTCCGATCCCTGGCCGTCTGGTGCCAGGTCACGCGCACCGAGCCCGATTACGAGCGAGTCCGCGGCGTCATCGCGCGCGGCGTCCGAACCAGCATCGAAGACTGATATGCGCATTTTCACCACTGACCACGCGTGCACGTGCGGCTCGCATGCGCCGCGCGCTCGCGCGCACACCCGCGATGGCATCACCGCATCGGGCGTGTACGCGACCGAGCAGCTCGGCGAGCGGCAGTCGATCACGCCGGAAGGCTTCCTGCTCTGCGAGGCCGTGCCGATCGCGCGCGTCGGCGCGCAGGACTACGCCTATTTCGAGCTGCCCGAGATCGAGGCGAAGGACGGCGTCATCGTCGCCGAGCGCAAAGCGGAGGTGCTGTTCGCCCCCGAGACGCTTGCCAGCTTCGAAGGCAAGCCGATCACGATCGACCATCCGCCGGATTTCGTGACGCCGGCGAACTACATGTCGGTGGCGCGCGGCACGGTCCGTAACGTGCGGCAAGGTGAGGGTGACCAGGCTGAGCTGATGCTCGCCGACCTGCTGATCACCGACGCCGAGGCGATCCGCCGCGTCCAGAGCAAGGGCGCGGACGCGCTCACGCAAGTCAGCAACGGCTACGACGCCGACTATGAACAGATTGCGCCTGGGCGGGCGCGACAGGTGGTGATCGTGGGCAACCACGTCGCCCTCGTGAAAAGCGCCCGCTGTGGCCCCGTGTGTTCGATCGGGGATAGCAGTTCCAACCTACTCCCGACAGGAGATGCAAGCATGGCAACCAAGAAAGGCTCCAAGTTCGTCGACGCATTGCGCAAGGCGTTCATGACGCGCGATTCCGAAGCGTTCGAGAAGGTCGCGAGCGAGATGACCGGCGACGAAGGCGGCGAGGGTGGCGACGGCCAACCCCAGATTCACATCCACATGCCCGGTACCGGCGTCGATCCGAAGCCGGCTGTCTCCGCAACGGGCGACGAAGGTGCGGGCGGTGGCGAAGGCGATCCGCTCAAGCAGGTGCTCGACGCGATCCAAGCCACCAACGGCAAGATCGACGCACTCGCCGACCGAGTGACGAAGCTCGAAGGCGGCGGCACGCAGACGGGCGACGCGGAAGACGATGACGACGACATGCTCGGTACCGGAACGACGGACAACGACGGTGCCGGCGAGGGCGACGACGACAAGACCGGCGCGCGTACCGGCGACAGCACTGCGCTGCGCGACCAGTTTCAGGACGCGCTCTCGCGCGCCGAGATCCTCGCGCCGGGCGTGCGACTGCCGACGTTCGATGCGAAGGCGGTCCGCAAGAAGACGGTCGACGCCATGTGCGTGCTGCGCCGGCGCGCGCTGCGCGCCGCGTTGGACAACGAGAACGCCGAACTGGTCAAGTCGGTGGTCGGTGGCGCGAACGTCGCCAGCATGACCTGCGATTCCGTCGCGGCGTTCTTCAACGCAGCGTCGGAGGTCGTGCGCAGCAAGAACTCCGGTGTGACGCAGCGCCGGACGAACGATTCCGCTCAGACCGAGCGGAAAGACATCAACGCAATCCACGCGGAATTCTGGAAGGTCCGCAAGTAAAGGAGCCGACATGCCCTCGTATCAAGCCTATCAGTACCGCATGCCGGCGGGCTTCCCCGGCGACCTTCAGCGCGCCGAAGTCGCGACGATCGAGACGCAGCTGATCGACCCGACGGCACCGCCGACCGCGTTCGGTGTTCCCGTGAAAATGGTGAACGGCAAGATCCAGCCGATCAACAACGCCGCCGACACTGCGGCATCCGTGTACGGCGTGAACCTGCGCGCGTACCCGATTCAGGGCAACGGCACGGATCCGCTCGGCACGTCGACGCCGCCGACGAGCGGCCCGACCGACATCCTGAAGCGTGGCTACTTTGACGCCGCGCTGGGCGGCACCGCGCCGGCCACGAAGAACGGTACGGTGTACGTGCGCGTCGCGGCAGCGGCCGCCGGGAAGCCGCTCGGTGGTTTCGAAGCGGCAGCCGACGGGACGAACACCGTCGCGATGCCGGCGAACTGGTACTTCACCGGCCCGGCCGACGCATACGGCATCGTCGAAATCGCCGTCAACATCTGATCCGGCGCTGAACGGCGCTTCACCCGAAGCCCCGCAATCGCGGGGCTTTTGCATTTCTGGAGCCATTACATGGACATGTCCGAACTGAAGCACCTGCGCCGGGCCGGGGCCTCGATCCCGATGTCGGCGGTCGTCGCGGACGCGACGCGCCGGCTGATCCGCGCGCGTACGCAGGACCAGCAGTACACGTACGATCGCCAGACGATCGACTCCACCGGCGCGTTCCTCGTCGGTCAGCTCGAACGCCTCGACCAGACGCTCAACGAGCCGCTCGTCGAGTACACCTGGTCGCGCGACATCTACATCCGCAGCGATGTGTCGGCGGCCGACGAAGTCGCGTCGTTCACGAACTCGGCGTTCGGGATGAGCGGCGGTATCAACCCGAACGGTCTGAACTGGATCTCGAACGAGGGTAACGCGCTCGCGGGCCCGTCGGTCGACATCGGCAAGACCGCGCAGCCGATGCTGCTCTGGGGTGCCGAAGTCAAGTACACGGTGCCCGAGTTGATCAAGTCGCAAGCGCTCGGCATGCCCATCGACTCGCAGAAGGTCGAGGCGATGAACATGAAGCGCAACATGGACCTCGACCAGATCGTCTACTACGGCGATCCGCAGATGAGCTTCACCGGCCTGGTGAACTCGACCGGCGCCGTCGGGAGCGTTTCGAACGTCGCGAACGGCGCGGCCGGCACGCCGCAGTGGGAGACGAAGACGCCGAAGGAGATCCTCAAAGACGTCAACGAGATCCTGACCTCGGCATGGCAAGCGTCCGGCTGGAAGGTGAAGCCGAACCGCCTCATGTTGCCGCCCGCGAAACTGGGCTGGGTTGCATCGCAGATCGTGAGCGACGCCGGCAACAAGTCGATCCTGACGTACCTGCTCGAGAACAACATCTGCACGCAGCAGGGTACGCCGCTGGAAATCCTCGAGCTGAAGTGGCTGATCGGCGCGGGCGCCGGCGGCACGCAGGGCCAGCTCGGCACCGTGGACCGGATGGTCGCGTACAACAGCGACAAGAAGTACGTCCAGTTCCCGATGACGGACCTGCAGCGCACGCCGCTCGAGTACCGCTCGCTGTTCCAGATCACGACCTACTGGTCGCGTATCGGCCGCGTCGAATGGCGCTACGGTACGACGGCCGCTTACCGGGACGGGATCTGACATGGCGAAGATCAACGTTCTGACGGCGTTTACGATCCGGCTGACCCACGAGGGCGAGGAGGTCGTCCGCCGCGTCGAGGCCGGTGTGCAGGAGGTCGAGCACTTCATCGCCGAGCACTGGTACGCGAAGGCGCACACCGGCCCGCTGCCGGAGAAATCCGGCGACTCGGGCGGCTCGCAGGACGGCCCGGCGGATCAGGCTGCAGCGCTGGACGCGGCGAAGGCCGATCTGCAGGCCGAGTCGGACCGCCTCGACAAACTGCGCACCGAGCTCGATACGTTCGGCAAGGGGCTGGACGACCGCGCGGCCGCGCTCGACACGCGCGAAACTGCGGTTGCGGCGAGCGAGCAGGATCTCGCCGCGCGGATCGCGGCCTTCGAGGCGACCCAGAAGGACGCCGCGGCCGCCGCGAAGGATGGCGCAGCCGACGGCGCCACCCAGAAGTCCGGCGGCGGGAAGAAGGCATAATGGCCTCCCGGCGCCGCGCCGCGCAGGCGCGCGCCGGGCATCCGCATTTTGGCAAGGTGACACGTGGATATCGCCCAGTTCCGACAGTCGTTCCCCGAGTTCGACGCAGCCACCTATCCGGATCCCCTCGTCCAGTTCTGGATGACCGTCGCGGTGTCGCTCGTCAATGCTGACCGGTGGCGTGAGCTGACCGATCTGGGTATCGCGCTGGTCACGGCGCACCATCTCGCGCTCGCGCTGAAGGACCAGAAGACGGCCGCAGTCGGCGGCGTGCCCGGGCAGGTGACCGGCCCGCAGTCGTCGAAGGCTGTTGACAAGGTCAGCGCCAGCTACAACACCGACGCCGTTGCCATCAAGGACGGTGGCTTCTGGAACGCCACGATGTACGGCGTTCGCTATCTCAGCCTCGCGCTGATGATGGGCTCGGGCGGCATTCAGCTGTAGCGCCGCCGCTGCCCGTCGGGAGAAATCCAATGGGCAGTATGAAAATCGATCGCCTCGACGAGGTGCTGAAGTCGATCAGCGGGCTGGTACAGAAGGAGGTGCTGGTCGGTGTGCCGGACAGCACCGCCGGCCGCAAGGACGAGGGCGAGCCGCTCAGCAACGCCGAGATCGGCTACATCATGGAAAACGGCTCGCCGGCGAACAACATCCCGGCGCGGCCGCACTTGGTGCCGGGTGTGCAGGACGCGCGGCCGAAGTTCGAGCCGCAACTCCAGAAGGGCGTCGAAGCGGCGCTCGACGGCGATCTCGAACAGGTCGAACGCCGGCTGAACATGGCCGGCATCGCGGCGAAAAACTCTGTGCGCGCGAAGGTCAACAGCAATATCGCTCCTGAACTGGCCGAATCGACGCTGGCCGCGCGCCGGCGCCGCGGCGTCACGCGTGAGAACACGCTGGTCGACACCGGCCAGTACAGGAATTCCATTGTCTATGTAATTCGAAAAAAGTAACATCACATACGTTGATGTTCACGAGACGATGAATGCCGAGAAAGCCAAAGGAAGAAACGCCCGAGCAGAGAGAAAAGCGTCTCGCTCGTCAGCGTGCATATGAAGCAAGACGAAAAGAAAGGGACCCTGACGGATTCAAAGCCGCACAACTCGAAGCGTCCAGGAAGTGGCGAGAGAACAATCCGGACAAGCGAAAGGCAGCCGTTAAGAAATGGCGCGAAAACAACCGCGACCAATTCAATGAAACAAGGCGAAAGTGGCGAGCGAGGAATATTGTCCGCGCCCTTTTCCTGGAGGCCAGATCGCGAGCTAAGGAGCGCGGGCTTGAATTCTCGATTGACTTCGAGGACATTCCTGAGATGGGGCAGATATGCCCTCTGTTGGGACACCCCTTTCCGCCGCCGGAGGAGCGCCGCACGCCGTATTCGCCATCCTTGGATCGGATTGATTCCACGAAAGGCTATGTCAAAGGAAATGTGTGGATAGTTGGCTATCGAGCCAATCTCATTAAGAACGACGGCACTCCGGAAGAACATGAAATGATCGCCAAGGCGATGCGTGAGCGAATGAATTCCGCTTGACGCGTCTCTGTATTGAAATCCTGGCCCCGCCTCCGTGCGGGGCTTTTGTTTTTGGGTTAGCGCATGGCTTTTCTCGACGTTACCGAAGTCCTGCTCGATCCGGATTTCATGGATACGGGCCTGATCTGCAATCGCATGACGCAAACGGTCGACAGCCACGGCCGCGCGCAGAACACCGCTGCGTCGACGTCGTTCGCCGCCGTCGTGACGAGCGACAAGGGCGACATCCTGCACCGCAACGCGGACGGCAGCCGAATCATCGGCTCGATCACGCTGCACACGATGTTCCGGCTGATAGACGGCAGCGCCGGCCACGACGCCGACGAGGTCGTATGGGCGGGCCGCACCTACACGGTCGTGAACGTGAACGACTACTCGCACTTCGGCCGCGGCTTCGTCTGCGCGACGTGCGACCTGAAGCCTCTCTCAGGATGACCCCATGACCGACAGCTCGACCGGTGGATACCTGGCGCCAGCCGTCGATGCGCCGCCGTCCGAGGACGACGCCCTCGACGATCTGGTCCACGACCTGATCGCGGGCGTCACGTCGCTGCCGCCGGACCTCGTGCGGCCGCGGTGGCAGCCGACGGTACCGAAGCAGCCTGAGCCGTCCGTCAACTGGTGCGCGTTCGGCCTGCAGGAGCAGGAGCCGGATGCCGGCCCGGCTATCCAGCACGACGGCACCGGCGACGGGTACGACACGTACATCCGGCACCAGGACATCGATGTCATGTGCACGTTCTACGGGCCGCGCGCGAAGGGATACGCGCAGCGGCTCGCCGACGGCCTCGCGATCCCGCAGAACCGTGAGCAGCTCCAGCTACAGGACATGGCGTTCGTAGGCGTCGGCCCGATTCGGGCGGCGCCCGACCTGGTCAACCAGCAGTGGGTGCGGCGCTACGACATGACCGTGACGCTGCGCCGCAAGATCACCCGGACCTACGCGGTCCTCAACCTCAAATCGGCCAGCGTGGCGACGACGACTGACTCGTCGACGCCCGTGGCCGGCGTTTCGAACATCCACTCGTAGGGGACCAGCATGTCCAACGGATTGCCGGTATCGCGTCTGATCAACGTGACGATCAACCTCGCCGCGCTGGCGGCGCAGGGCGCGAACATGAACACCGGGCTGATTCTCGGCCCGTCAGCCATCATCGACACCAACGAGCGGGCCCGATCGTATGGTGGCATCGACGAAGTGACGGCAGACTTCGGCACGAACACGCCGGAGTACTTCGCGGCCGCACTGTATTTCAACCAGGTGCCGCAGCCGCAGCAGTTGATGATCGGTCGTTGGGCGAAGACCGCCACCTCCGGATCGCTTCGTGGCGGCGTGCTGTCGACGGCGCAGCAGGACATGACCGCCTGGAAGGCGATCACGACGGGTGCCTTCAACATCACGATCGACGGCAACGCGAAGACTGTCACCGCGCTCGACTTCTCCGCGCAGACGAACCTGAACGGCGTTGCGACGGTGATCAACGCGAAGCTGACCGGCGCGACCATCGCGTGGAACGGCTCACAGTTCGTGGTGACGTCGAGCACGTCCGGTACCAGCTCGACCGTCGGGTATGCAACCGCGCCGGGCAGCGGCACGGACGTTTCGTCCATGCTGGCCTTGACCAGCAGCCTCGCAGGTACGCCGGCGGCCGGCATTGCACCGGAGCAGCCGGTCGATGCTGCTGCGGTGTTCCTCGACCGGTTTGCGAATCAGTTCCTCGGCCTGGACTTCGCTGACGCGTCGATCGCGGATGCGCAGCATCTTGCCGTCGCTGGTCTCATCGAAGCCGACCAGCGGCACATCTATGGCATCACGACGCAGAACCCGCAGGTGCTCGACTCGACGGTGTCGACCGACATCGCGAGCAAGCTGAAGGCGCTGAATCTGAAGTACTCCATCGTGCAGTACTCCAGCGCGACGCCGTATGCGGTGTCGTCGCTGCTCGGCAGGCTGCTGACGGTGAACTTCAACGGCAACAACACGACGATCACGCTCATGTTCAAGCAGGAGCCGAGCGTCGCCGCGGAACAGCTGACCAGCACGCAGGCGAACACGCTGCAGGCGAAGAACTGCAACGTCTTCGTCAACTACAGCAACGACACGTCGATCATCCAGTACGGCGTGACGCCAAGCGGCCTGTTCGTCGACTCGGTCTACAACGCAATCTGGTTCCGGAACCGCATCGAGACGGACGTCTACAACCTGCTGTACCAGAGCCCGACGAAGATTCCCCAGACGGACGGCGGCAACGCGCTGATCGCGGCGACGATCGAAGCAGCATGTGAAACGGCGGTGAACAACGGCTACCTCGCACCTGGTGTCTGGAATTCTGCGGGATTCGGCGCGATCACTCAGGGCAACACGCTCGCGAAGGGCTATTACGTTTATACACCGCCGATCGCGACGCAATCGCAGGCTGACCGCGAGGCGCGCAAGTCGGTCACGTTCCAGGTCGCAGCGAAGGAGGCCGGCGCGATCCATAGCGTCGACATTTTGGTAAACGTCAATCGCTGATAGGAGAATCCTATGTCTGGTACTTATAGTTTTCAGGATGTTGCTGCGTCGATCGTCGGCCCCGGTGGCTCGTTCTCGCTCGGCTATGGTTCCGCAAACGCCGAAGAGGGCATCACGATCGCGCAGGCCGGTGACAAGAACACGATGACCGTCGGGGCAGACGGAGAGGTGATGCACAGCCTGCACGCCGACAAGTCCGGTCAGGTCACGGTTCGGTTGCTCAAGACGTCACCCATCAACCAAAAGTTGATGGCGCTGTACGACGCGCAGCAACTTGACAGTCGCCTTTGGGGAAAGAACCTCATCACGGTCACGCAGTCGGTGAGCGGTGACGTTACGGCATGCCGCAGTTGCGCGTTCAAGAAGAAGCCGGACATCGGCTACAAGAAGGACGGCGACGTGATCGAATGGGTGTTTGATGCAGCGAAAATCGATTCCGTGCTCGGGAGCTACTAAAAATGGCAACTGAGATTGAGTTGAACGGCGGTCGATACGTGATCGGCAAGCTGAGCGCGATGCAGCAGTTCCACGTGTCGCGGCGCATCGCGCCGATCATCCCGCCGATGATCCCGGTCTTGCTGCAGTTTTACGAAGAAATGGACAAGACCGAGAAGGCATCGGCCGACGAGAAACAGGGTGTCTTGGCCCTCGTAAACTCGGTCGCGCCGGTGCTTCAGCCGTTTGCCGATGCGTTGGCCGGCCTGAAGGACGAGGACGCCGAATACGTCTTCGGCACGTGCCTGTCCGTCGTCGAGCGGTGGCAGGGGGCTGGCTGGGCGAAGGTGTGGAACATCGCTCACAAGACGTCGATGTTCGACGACATCGGCATCGACGTGATGCTGCCGCTCGTCGTGCGCGTGGTGGTGGCGAACCTCGGCCCTTTTATCAGCGGGCTGCTTACCAGCCAAGCGAGCAGCCCGGCGGCGACGTAGGCTGGATCCGCACGCTGCCCGGCGGAGAGGATTGGCTGCTCGCGCCCGTGCACGCGCAGATGTGCCGGTACGAGTCGCTTCTCGACGGAACTCTCGGCCTGGCCGACATCGCGCTCATGAACGATTCCCTCGCCGTCCGGGCGGACAACGAAGCGGCGTACCGCCGCAAGATGGAAAGAGAAAATGGCTGATTCCGTCGTCATCCGCGAATTCTTGGTCGCGTTGGGGTTTCGTGTCGACGAAAAAGGTCTCAAGAATTTCAGAGAGGGAGTCGAAGGGGCGACCAAGGGCGTCGTTCGCCTCATCAGCACGATTTCTGGTGCGGCGCTGACCGTCGGTGCGGGTGTATCAGCGTTTGCGTCGAAACTTGAGCGCTTGTATTTCGTCGCTCAACGCACCGGCGCCGCAGAGACGAGCCTCAAGTCGCTGGAGTTTGCGGCACGAAACTTCGGCGTCTCGTCGGAACAGGCAATTGGTACCGTCGAGAATCTGGCGCGCATGCTGCGGAACGTGCCGGGGAGTGAAGGGCTGCTCCAGCAGATGGGCGTCCAAACGCGGGATGCCAACGGCAACCTGCGTGATTCAGTCGACCTGCTGACGGATCTCGGATCGCAGCTTGCGAAACTCCCGCAATATGAGGCGAATGCGTATGGCGGTGTTTTCGGCATCGACGAGAACTTGCTTCTCGCGATGCGTAACGGTGACTTCGACAAATTCGTCAAGCAGTATCGGGAGATGTCGAAGTCTACGGGGCTCAACAAGGCTTCGGACGACGCCCACAAGTTCATGGTGTCGTTGCGCGGGCTCGGCACGTCGTTCGAGAACCTCGGCATTCGCGTCGAGGGCGCGATGCTGCAGAAGATCGGCCCCCAGCTCGAACGGTTTCAGCGTTGGATGGATGAGCACGGCGATGAGATCGCGAACCGGGTCACGGACATCGCCAACGCGGTCGTGAAGGCGGCCGCGGCGATGGGGCCGCCGCTGGCATGGCTTGCGGACAAGTTCGTCGAGCTCGACCATGGTACGAACGGCTGGTCGACGAAAATCCTGCTGCTAGGTGTAGCACTGAATGCCCTCGGCGTGTTTCGGATCGCTGGCGGCATCTGGAAGATGGTCGCGGCACTGCGCGCGGCCGGCGCGGCCACGACTGCCGCATCCGCAGCCGGTGGCGGATTGCTTTCCGTGCTTGGCAGCCTCGCGACGGCAGCGGTGGCCGTCGGAGCTGCGTTTGCAGGCTGGAAGATCGGCGACGCGGCGCGCGACAAGGTCGACGGCTTGATCACGCAATTGTCTGGCGGGAAGTACCGCTCGCTCTGGGACGTGCTGACCGGTAAGGATCGGCGTGGTTTGGAAGCGACCGGCGGCTACACGCAGGAGGAAATCGACAGCGTGAAGGACGGGGGCGGCGCGAAGCTGACGCCGCCTCGCGGCGCTGCTCCTGCTTCTGCTCCCGCGCCGACGCCGACGCCGACGCATGCGTCTGCACCTGGACCGGTGCCTGCGCCTGTCGCGTTGCCGGCCGACCTTGCAGGTGCGATGTCGCGCCTCGCTGACACGGCCTTTGGCCGGCTGATCTCGCGCGGAGAGGGCGATTACAACAGCGTCAATCGTGGTAAGGCGGGCGGTTACAAGTCCGGAACCGAAGATCTGGAAAACATGACCGTCGCGCAGGTCATGGCGGCGCAACGCGCGCAACGCTTTAACGCGGCCGGTCGCTACCAGATCATCAAGGACACGCTTGCGGAAGCGGCGCGTTCAATGGGGTTGAGGGGCGACGAGAAATTCGATCGAGGCATGCAGGATCGAATCTTCGAGCAGTATCTCGTCAACAACAAGCGCCGCGCGATCTCCGACTATTTGTCCGGGAAGTCCGAGCAGCTTGGTGCGGCCATCTATGCCACTGCGAAGGAATGGGCGAGCGTTGCCGTGCCGAAGGGGATGAAGACCGAGTCCGGTCGCATCTCAGACGGCACGATGACCTTCTACGACAAGTCCGGCAAGAACAAGGCATCGATCACCGAAGCGCAGATGCAGCTGGCTATGCAGAACTCGCGAGCGTTGTATCAACAGCCGCAGGCCGCAGCCGCGCAGATGGTCGGGAGGGGTGAGGCGTCGCGTTCGGTTGACGTGAAGCAAGACGTTCGAATCGAGGTGAACGGGGTCAATGAACCTGCGGCGGCAGGACGCGAAGTAGCGCGGCACCAGGCGCAGATCGCAAACGACATGGCCCGTGAAATGCGAGGGGTGATAGCGTGAGTTTCGGACTCGACATGATTCTGATCGCGTCCAAAGCAATCGGCGACATCAAGATCGCCGTTTCGATCGAGGAACGCCACAACGACGAATTGGTCGTGAGCGAGCATCCGGTTGAAGCAAGTGCGCAGATTACCGATCACGCTTTTCGGAAGCCGAGTGAAGTCGTGATGCGGTGCGGCTGGTCGAACTCCGATTACGAGGCATTGCTCGGAACGTTTCAGGCGCTCTTCAACGGGAGCTTGCCGAGCGCTGATTATGTCTCAGGCGTGTATTCGCAGTTGCTCGCTCTTCAGCAGTCTCGGCAGCCCTTCGACGTCGTGACCAGCCGCCGGCAGTACGCGAACATGCTGATCAGCGGCCTCGCGGTGACGACCGATGCCAAGACCAGCGCGGCCCTAATCGTGACAGCGACGCTTCGGGAAATCATTCTCGTCGAGACGAAGGTGGCGAAGTTGCCGCCGAAGTCGAATCAGGCTGATCCTTCTGCAACGTCAGAAGTGCAGGACATGGGCACGAAGCGGCTCGTAGCAGGCAATCCATCGCCGGGTGGGGCGGTACCCTCGGGGAGTTGGTGATGCAGATCTATGAAGTTCCGCTTTCGGCCGATGTTCAGACATTCAACGTTTCGTTGAGCGGCACGACGTACAGGCTAACGCTCGTTTATCGTGGTCCCGCTGGCTGGGTGCTGGACATCGCAGACGATAGTGGAAATCCGATCGTGAGTGGAGTGCCGCTAGTCACCGGCGTCGACTTGCTGGGGCAGCACAAGCACCTGGGCTTCCAAGGGCGGCTGTGGGTGCAGGGCGCGGGAGATCCTGATGACGTGCCGCAGTACGGTGACTTGGGTGTCGGGTCACACGTTTTCTGGGTTACGGATTAGAGTCGTCGGCCTTGGCATCCTTGAGTGCTGGTTTCGCGATTCCATATTCCTTTGCAAGGATTTCTGCGACCCTTCTGGCGATTTTTTCATCAACAGAGGAAAGACTGTCGTTGCCAATTTTGGAAAGGAGCACGTACGACGCCGTCTCGCTGAGCAGCGCACTAACGCTTTTGCCGGATTCAACTGCGAGTTTTCTGAGCGCGATGAATTGTTCGTCAGTGAGGTTCACGGTAACGACCCGGCCAGGCGTATGAGGGTCGTCTTTTTCGATGTCATTGACGCTGCCTTCACCCGTTTCAAGCCATTCAGGGAGCACATCCAATGCCTCGGCGAGGCGCTGAATCATCTCCGGGCGAGGCTTGTTCTTTCCCATCTCGTAGCGGGAGAGCTGGGTCGGCGCTATTCCTACGCGAGCGGCCAGTTCGGCTTGGCTCAGCTTGAGGCCAGCCCGAGATCGGATGATGCGCGCGCCGATGCTATCTTTTGTGTTCATAAAAGTACATTAATGTCTTGCAATGAACTTTAATGTACTCTATGATGAGCACATCAGGACATTTGATGACGGATGTGTACGGGAGTATAGACGATGGGCAAGCAGCGTAGCGTGACCCTAGCAGTGAAGGTGCGGCCGGAAGTTCGGGACTGGCTGATGGATATTGCACAGCAGCAATTCAGGTCTGTATCAGCTGAAGTCTGTATGCGCCTAGAAAGCGCATACCAAAAAGAAAACGCCCAACCGGCGGCAACCGGTCAGGCGTTGGTACAGCAGTGATCCACTAGCAAAGGAAGATCATGAAGAATGATAGCACGGCAGCAAACATTGGCAAGGTTGCGCCGACGCTCGTTGAGCGCCGGGTCATCGACCTTTCGAGCATGATGGACAACCAGGTCCGCTACATGCGCGCGCTGTTCATCGCGATCAAGGCGACGTCGGAAGAGTCGTCGAAGGTCGCAGTCGATCTGGCCGCGCTCGGTCAGTGGGTGGCAGAAAACGCCGAGGACTTCCTCGACGTGGGCTGCAAGGACGTTCTGTCGGCGAGTCGGGAGGTGCACTGATGAACAACGTGATCTTCGGCGGCTCGGATGCCGCACTCCGGATGACCAGTCAGGAAATTGCCGATCTGGTCGAGAAGCGCCACGACAACGTGAAGCGCACCATCGAAACGCTTGCAAATCAATGGGTTATCGAATTCCCTCAAATTGAGGATATACCCACGGCGACGAAACCGACCCGGGTTTACGTATTTACCGGCGAACGTGGCAAGCGCGACAGCATCGTCGTCGTCGCACAGCTCTCGCCGCAGTTCACGGCCCGGTTGGTTGACCGCTGGCAAGAACTGGAGGGAAGGGCCAGCGCGCTGCCGAAGTCGCTGCCAGAAGCCCTTCGACTCGCAGCGGACGAAGCGGAGCGGCGTGAGAAGGCTGAGCGGGCACTCGCGATTGCGGCACCGAAGGTCGAGACGTACGAGCGGATTTCCGACGCCGAAGGGTCGATGTGTATCCGCGATGCTGCCAGTTCGCTCCAGATGCAACCGAGCAAGCTGACGGCGTGGTTGAGCGCTAATGGTTGGATCTATCATCGGGCCGGTAAGTCCGGTTGGCTCGCGTATCACGACAAGCAGCAGGCTGGCTATCTGGTTCATAAGAGTACGCCGTACACCGATCGGGTGACTGGCGATGAGCGCGTCAGCGAGCAGGTGCGCATTACGATGCGCGGACTCACGAGGCTCGGGGAACTGGTGCCACGCGATCAGGTTCGTATGCGTCGAGCCAATGGCTACTGGAATCGTGATAACCGAGGGTCGGCAGCGCACTGATTTCCCCGCTTCTGCGGATCTTTCGGTGCTACATTGACCGCGAATGTAGCGGGTTAGCGGTTCATCGAGCCGCTCTCCCGGTGCGCTTGCGCATCGTTAGCGCCCGGCACGGCATGGCTTGGCATGATTGGGTAAGCCATGGTTCGCTATGGCAGGGCATGGCATGGGTAGTACGACGGCTCCGTTCGCGGGGCCGTTTTCATTGGTGACGAAAATGAGCAAGCAGTATCTTCGCAAGGCTTCTCTGGTCATCGGGAGTGACGGCGACGCATTGGACTTCTCGGATCTCCGATTCAGCTTCGATATTCGGCGTGGTGACATCTCGACACCGAACAGCGCGCGCGTTCGAATTTTCAACGTTGCGGACGACACAGCACAGCGGATTGCTGGCGAATTTTCAAGGCTCGTCCTGCAAGCTGGCTATCAAGACGGTCCATTTGGAGTGTTGTTTGACGGCGTGATAAAACAGGTCCGGCGCGGCCGGTATAGCCCGACTGAAACTGTCGTCGACGTGACTGCTGCGAGTGGTGATGCGTGGTACAACTGGGCGACCGTAAGCACGACGCTGGCGGCCGGCTCGACGTACATGGACCATGTTCAAGCTGCCATCGCGACGATGAAGCCGTATGGGCTTACCGTCGGCTATCTGCCCGAATTCGATGTCAAGCCGCTGCCGCGTGGGAAGGTCATCTTCGGCATGGCGCGCGATGTGCTGGCGAACGCTGCTCTGAACCTCAACGCCGACTGGTCGATTCAGGACACGCAGTTTCAGATGGTCCCGCAGAACAGCTACATCCCCGGCGAGGCGTTGGTCCTGACGGCGGAAACCGGCATGATTGGCCTGCCGACGCAGGACCAGAACGGCATCACGATCAAGTGCCTGCTGAACCCGAACGCACGGATTTCCGGATTGGTGCAAATCGACAACAAGAGCATTCAGCGCGCAGAGTATTCGTTGACCGTCAGTGATGCCGCAGCTAAGTCGAATGCTTACCTGAACTATTTCAGCCGATTGAATCGAGACGGAACGTACAAGATTTTGGTGGCTGAACACGAGGGTGATACGCGCGACACCCCGTGGTACACGACGCTAACGTGCATCGACGTGGATCTTTCAATGAATCCCGCCCAGTTGCCGAAGGCAAACGTCGCAGGTCCGGGCCCGGTCAAGCCTTGGGGTTAATGGCACAGCCGCTCAGCTTTTTCGGCGATTGTTCCCGTGAACGGAGATTTCGTGACAATGGCTGTTCCGTCTGGTGATGCATCAGCCTTAGTGAAAATATCGGCGAGTTCGGTGTTCTGATCCCCCTCCGAGCCGATGAGGACGACCTTGTTTCCGAGAGCGAGTCCCCAGCAGCCGTAAAACTTTTCGCTACCTATGTTTTGCTCGAAGTGTCGAAGATCCTTCTGATTGACGATCGGTAGCTTGCATGCCCTCTTTGGGTAAAGGACTTCGTACTCGTCCGCGAGCTTGATCTTGTCTCCAACGCATTTTTTGGTCAGCACATAGACCGGTTCGGCGTGTGCTGAGAGCGCGGCGCAAGCAATCGCGAGTGCAACAAGCTTTTTCATTCTTCCCCCGATGGACAAACTGCAAAAGTACGGCGACCCGATGGCGGCGCTGGGTACGGCTATACGCGCGTCGCGAGCCGATCTGTGGACAGCATTGCCGGGCATTGTAGTAGCGTTCGATCCTGCGGCCATGACCTGTCAGGTTCAGCCGGCTATCAAGGCGCAGGTGCAGCAGCCTGACGGGTCCGTTGCGACCTCACCACTTCCGCTTCTGGTTGACTGCCCGGTCGTTTGGCAGGGCGGCGGCGGCGTGACGGCGACGTTCCCGATCGCGGCCGGCGACGAGTGCCTGGTCGTGTTCGCCTCGCGCTGCATTGACGCCTGGTGGCAGTCGGGAGGCGTGCAGGAGCAGGCCGAATCGCGGACGCATTCGCTCGGCGACGGGTTCGCGTTGGTCGGCGTGCGCTCGCGGCCACGCTCTCTGTCGGCCGTCAGCCTGACGTCGGCACAGCTGCGAAGCGACGACGGCGCGACGTACATCGACCTGAACCCGGCGCTGCAGAAGGTCAAGATCGTCGCGCCGGGCGGCTTCGATGTCGTCGCGCCGCTGTCGACGTTCTCGGCGGCCGTGACCATCGCCGGGCTGCTGACGTTCGTCGGTGGCATGGTCGGCAGCGCGGCGAGCGGTGCCGCCGCGGTGTTCAACGGCATCCTCAACGTGATCGGCCAGATCACGGCGAACGGCAAGCGCGTCGACGACACGCACACGCACCCCGACCCGCAGGGCGGCAACACCGGCCCGGTCAACTGAGATTCCGATGCGATACCGAAAACTTGACGCTGACGGCGACTACGTCGTCGGCGGGGGCGCAGCCGACTTCCTCGTGAACACGCCCGAGACGGTCGCGCAGGCCGTGCTGACGCGCCTACGCCTGTTGCGCGGCGAATGGTTTCTGGACACGACGGCCGGCATGCCGTGGGCGACCGACGTGCTCGGCAAGTACACGAGCGGCAAGTACGACGCCGCGATCCGGACGTGCATCCTCGGCACGCAGGGCGTGACCGAGCTCACAAGCTACTCGAGCACGGCCGATCCCGAGACGCGCGTGCTGACCGTCACCGCGACGATCAACACCATCTACGGCACCACCACGGTACAGGCGACATTGTGACTATCACGACCCTCGCACCCACCATCGACGCGAACGGCATCACCGCGCCGACGTACGCGGACGTGTTCGCGTTTCTGCAGGATCAGTTCCGCTCGATCTATGGCGCCGACACGTACCTGGAGCCGGACAGCCAGGACGGCCAACTGCTCGGCGTGTTCGCGAAGGCGATCAGCGATGTCAATTCGGTGGCGATCGCGATCTACCGCTCCTTCAGCCCCGCGACTGCACAGGGCGACGCGCTGTCGAGCAACGTCAAGATCAACGGCATCGCGCGCAAGGTCGCGTCGTACTCGAGCGCCGACCTGGTACTGGTCGGGCAGGCTGGCAAGACGATCACGAATGGCGCGGCGAAGGACGCGAACGGTGTGCAGTGGATGCTGCCGGCCACGGTGACGATCCCGCCTAGCGGCACGATCACCGTCACGGCGACGTGCGCGACCATCGGTGACATATCCGCGCGCGCGGGCACGATCAACCAGATCGCGACGCCGGCGCTCGGCTGGCAGTCGGTGACGAATCCGGCGGATGCGGCCGAGGGGGCGCCAGTCGAATCCGACGCAGCGCTGCGTCAACGGCAGACGGTGTCGACGGCGCTGCCGTCGCTCACCGTGCTCGACGGCATCATCGGCGCGGTGGCGAACGTGCCTGGCGTCACGCGGTACGTCGCCTACGAAAATGACACGAGCTCGACCGACGCCAACGGCATCCCGTCGCACTCGATCTCGCTCGTCGTCGAGGGTGGCGACGCGACGGCGATCGCGAATGCGATCGCAGCGAAGAAGACGCCAGGCGCTGGAACGTTCGGCACGACGTCGATCGTCGTCACGGACATCTACGGCCGACCGATCACGATCAACTTCTTCCGGCCGGTTGGTGCGCCGACTGGCGCCACCGTCACGATCAAAGCGCTCACCGGCTACACCAGCCAGGCGGGCCAGCAGATTCAGCAGGCTGTGTCGGACTACATCAACGGCGTGCAGATCGGCGGCGGCCTCTCTGGCAGCGTCGAATGGGGGGACGCCCTGACCGCAGCGAACAGCGTCGGCGGTGGGGTGACTTTCAAGCTGTCTGGTCTGACGCTTACCGGGCCGCGTGGCGCCGGCGCGCCGGATGTCGCGCTGCTGTTCAATGAGGCGGCGTCGTGCACGCCGGCGAACGTGACGCTGGTGGTGACCTGATGGCTGACCTGACCGAATACACCGCGCTGATCACGTCCGAGCACCGCGACAAACCGCGGTTCATGGCGGTGGTGTCGACACTGGTGCAGCCGCTCGTCGACCAGATGGGCGTGCTGCAGAGCATGCCGGGAAAGTTTGACCTGGATAACGCGGTCGGCGTGCAGCTGGACGACGTGGGCGTCTGGGTCGGCGTGTCGCGGAAGATCCGCACGCCGCTGACGGGCATCTATTTCTCGTTCGACATCGCGGGCCTTGGCTTCGACCAAGGCACGTGGAAGGGGCCGTTCGATCCGGATACGGGGCTCACGGTGCTCGACGACGACACGTACCGGCTCGTCATCCGCGCGAAGATCGGCGCGAACCACTGGGACGGGACGCTCGAACAGAGCGCTGCCATCCTGAACAGCATCTTCGACACGGACACGCACGTGTTCATCGAGGACCACCAGGACATGTCGATGACGATCGGCATTGCAGGAAAGGTTCCGCCGGCGACGTTTCTCGCACTGCTTTCCGGCGGATACATCCCGCTGAAACCTGAGGGTGTTCGGGTCAATTACACGATCGTCACTACCGTCGACGGATCCCCCCTGTTCGGATTCGACATGAGCAATCAGCTCGTGGCCGGGTTCGACGTCGGAGCCTGGAGCAGGCCCGTTTAACCGCCAATCGCATTGTCTGCAAGCCACCTTCGGGTGGCTTTTTTTATGCTCGGAGCATTGATGGCAACGAACGACTTTCTCGTGTTCGGTGGAGGCAGCTCCCCGAACGTTATCGACCAGGCGACGTATGCGGCGCTGTCGGCCCGTCTGTCGGGATTTCAATCTGGCACCGCGCTGTCGGCGCAGCTCAACAAGGTGTGGCGCCAGAGCTCGATCATGGCTGCCGTGCTCGCACAGTTCACGGCGAACTTCTCCGGCCAGAACTCGGTCGACGACGGCTCGACGGCGACGCTGTTGGCGAACCTGCAGGCGGCAATCAATGCGGCGGGGATCACGGCTCCGCAGTTCGACAGCAGCACGAAGCTTGCCACGACCGCCTTCGTTCAGCAGGCGAACGGGAACTTCCAGGCGCGCCAGGTCGTTTATGGCACCACGTCGATCACCAACGCCGCAAGTGGGTCTTGGATTGAGTGTGCTGGCGCGGGCGGCTATACGATCACGCTTCCCAATCCGTCCGCGACGAATTTGTCACTCACGTTCTCAAACGTGAGCAACGGTGTTGTCACTCTCGCCACGCCATCGGCAAGCATCTATGACCAGGGAAATCCGGCGTCAACGTTCCAGATCGACCAGAACGCAGTCGTAAAGTTAGCGAGCGATGGAAATTGGGTTGTAATCGACTGCTATTCGCCGACCCCGAAGGCGACGAGCCCTGCATTGGGGGACAACAGCAAGCGGCTCGCGACGACGGCGTGGTATTGGAACCAGATTTCGGCAGGAGTCAGTTCGGCAGGAAAGGTCAACGGCGTGAACGCACCGAACCTGCTGTTCAACGGATCCGGGGAATTTGGCGTTGTGGGGTGGTTTTCAGTCATCGGAAGTGGTCTCGTCGCAGTGACGGATGCTGATGGCGGAGGCACCTATCTGTCCAACGGGAATGCAATTTCCGGGACCACATTCGCATTTTCGTCCCCACCGATTCCGGCGCTGAACGCTGGTACTAATGTGACTCTGTCGCTTGAGGGCTATGCGGTCGGAGCGACGGCCGGAAGTGTATATGCGCGCATCTCGTTCCTCGACTCAAACCTCAACGCCATAAGTTTCAGCCCGTCGATTCCCTTCACGCGAGGTGCGAGCTGGACGAATGGCGCGATCACAGCGTCGGTGCCTGCCAGCATCGCTTACATGTCGGTTCAGATCGTTGCCGACACTTCGCCGACGGCCTCCGTTGGAGGTGTTCGATTTCGGCGCATCAAGCTCGAGCGCGGCATCACGCCATCGCTTTATTCGCAGGAGGCGAGCATCGCAGCTGTCTGCAGCGGCATGCCGGTCGTCGGCTCGGCGCGAAACGTTGCGATGAGTGTGGCAACCGCGAGTGCGACCGCAACCCTGACGGCTGACGAGATCATCGTCGAATCGGCGCTTGGCGGTGTCGCCTACAAGCTCGCGAACTTCAACAAGACGATCAACCTCGCGACGACCGGCGCGGGTGGTATGGATACGGGCAGCGCCCCGGCGAGCGGCTTCGTCGCAATCTATGCGATCTACAACCCGGCGACCGGTGCGAGCGCACTGCTGGCCAGAAATGCAACTTCCAGCAGAGTTTCGGAGGTGTATGGTGGCGCAAACATGCCGTCTGGGTACGGTTCATCAGCTCTCGTTAGCGTGTGGCCGACGAATGGGAGCGGGCAGCTCGTGGCGGGGTATCAGAATGGGCGCACGTTCTATGCGATAGGGGTCGCGATTTTCTCGACCACAACGACTGTCACCTCGTACACATCGCTGAATATTTCCAATACCGTACCGCCGAACGCGATCAAATTCAGCGGCGTCACGGTTACTCAGGCTACGAATCCAACATCTTCGATTGGCTCGAACCTCGCTGCCTCTGCTTCGGGGATTGGCGGACAGAATTGCCAGGCGGGTGGCTATTCCGGAACGGGGCAGACCATCGGGAACTTTACGGTACCGGTGATCACGCCGCAGACTATCTATTACACCTTTGTGGCGCCGGGAGCGACCTCGCCGTCGCTGACAATTTACCCGTCGTCCTATGAGTTTTAAGGAGTTAACATGCTTCTCGTGCAGTTTTCAGACTCTACGGAAAAAACCATCATCGCATTCTTGCCGGGCCCACAGGATCCCGATGCCTATCCAAATCAGGGCGAAGTGAATTCGACTGATCCTCGATGGAAGGCATTTTGCGATAACCTTCCCATCGATGTTCAGCCATTCATGCCAAAATAATTAATCGTGGATTCAGTGTGGCTGGATTATGCTAAAACTCAGCGCATTGGATTAAATTTTGGTTTCTGCGACGGCCTGAATAGTCTAAATTTCGATACCATTGCGACGGCTGGTTCATCGACAAGAATGGTGAATAAAAATGCGAATAGGAAGACTATCGGCATCGTGAGCGAGAATGTAACGAGTGCTGTTTGTGCATATGACATATGTGGAAAGCAGCGAGCAGCGATGTATGCGCCCACCGATCCCAATATGGAAAAATGAACGAGATACAGCGAATACGAAATTCGCCCAAGGAAAGCGGGTGCGCATGTTTCAAATAGTCGCCGCACCGAAGGAATTTGCGAGGCTGATAGCACACATAGGGCACCGCCTAGAACGTGGCTCATGATGAATGAATCACCTTGCAGCATCAGCGTGATTGGATACCAGATCGATATTCCGGGAAGGTAGTATGGATATGAACCCAGGTATAGACCCACCGCCAAGACGCAAAACCACCATCGAGATTGGGGAACAGTCTTGGTCAGCAATACGTCTGCGCACATCGCGCCAAGCACGAACCCCAGCAGATAACTGTCATGTAACCACCAGATAGCTACGGCATAGGCAATCCAGCGAAACCGGCTGCGTCCGATGAATGGGATGATTGAAAAGATTAAAAACGATCCTATCAACTCTGTCCGGATCGTCCAGAGAACCTCGTTGTAGTTGGATGCGTCGAAGAAAAAGGCGCCGATCGCTCCTTGCCAAGCTGCCTCTTTCAATGATGTGATCGATGAGAAAAAATCCGGCATGTCCGATCCAGAAATCGGCATCACGTTCTTGTAATGGAATCCGATCGTTTCCGCAATTGCCCATGCAAATACTGTTGATGCCAAGGCGGGAATGGCGAGACGCGGATAGCGTCTTAGCGCTGCACTAACATACCAGGCGCGATCTTTCCCTGAGAATGTCGGGGCTGACAGTACAAATCCACTGATAACAAAGAAGAGTGAGACGGCGAAATTTCCGTTAATCGCAATGTTGAGTGGTGACGTGGCGATGGAGCGCTCCCATAGGTGTGCTGGAACGGCCGTGGCAAACGCGGCTGGCAGGAATATCTGAAAGAAGTGGCACACGACAACGACGAGCGCGGCGACCCCTCGCAACCCATCAAGATATTTGTAGCGTTGCATCTTCTGAAGTGGATTGTCGTATCGCTCGGGATTTTATCAAAATTACGTCGCCACCCTCGGGTGGCTTTTTCATTTCGGGGACTCGATGAAGAGCGATCTCGCGACAAGCGCTGCGAAGGTGGCGCCGGCGGTGGGAAGCAATTTCTGGTTGTGGTTGACCAACCACGACATCAACTGGTGGGTAGCCGTCGCGACGATCGCGTACATCGGGCTGCAGGCGTACTACCTGGTCAAGAACAAAGGGAAGAGGGCATTGCTCGATGGCTAACGTACCGAAGAAGACACTGGCGGGTGTTGTGGGGGCTGCTACGGCAGCCCTTCTTTTTTCCATCGTTCCGAAGTTCGAGGGACTCGAGCTTGTCGCGCGGCCGGACCCGATCGGGATCATCACGGCCTGCTACGGCGACACGAAGAACGTGCGCGCCGGCCAGCGCTTCACCCCCGCCGAGTGCCGCGCGCGCCTCGAGCAACTGCTGATCGAGCACGCCGAGCCGGTGCTGAAGTGCACGCCCGGTCTGGAGGGGCACAAGTTCCAGCTCGCCGCCGCGATCAGCTTCGCCTACAACGTCGGCGCGGGCGCCTACTGCGGCAGCACGACGGCGAAGCGGTTCAACGCCGGCGAATGGAAGGGCGCGTGCCGCGCGATGAATGAATCGGACAGCGGCAAGCAGCAGTGGGTGACGGCCGGCGGCCGCGTGCTGCCCGGCCTGGTGGAGCGGCGCGCCGAAGAGCGTGCACTTTGCGAGCGCGACCTATGACGACCACGAAAACCCACGAAACGCGGCGCACGCTCGCCGAGGACGTCTTCTACCCCGATCACCAGCCGCGCACCGAATCGCCGACGTTCCGCGCGAGCAAGCGCGTGATGAAGGCGGCCGGCGGCTACGTCTGCGCCGTCTGCGGCGACGACCAGGCGGTCGAGTCGCATCACCGGTTCTTCGAGTGGGCGTTCTCGCATGCGATCGACTGGAAGTGGATCCGCGGCGTCGCGCTGAACCAGGTCGACACGATGTTCAGCCACAAACTGCAGCGCGTCGTGCCGATCCCGCGCCAGCACCCGATCTGGGACGTGATCAAGCTGACGCAGGGCTTCGACTGGGAGGCGTTCGACCCGGCCCGGCCGGAGGCATTCGTCGACTCGACCTACAACCAACTGCTGCTGTGCGCGCTCCATCACCGGGGCAAGGACCATGGCCGGCACGAGGAAAGCGATCCGGTCTGGAGCGTGCAGGCGTTCCTGTTGCCGGGCTTCGTCTACTCGCCGGACGAGCTGAAGCTGCTGCATGCGAAGGAGCGGAAATGACCTGGTTCGATCCCCGTGTCTGGCTCGCCGTCATCGTGGCGGCCATCGTCGGCCTGGCCGGCGGTTACTTCAAGGGACATGCCGACGGCGTGCGTACGACGGCCGCCGCGGCGCAGAAGGCGCAGCTCGACGCCGTCGCGGCCGCGCGCACGGAAGAACAACGCCGCACCGCGGCGCAATCGGAGATCGCAAACGATGCGAACCAACAACGCACTGCCGCGCTCGCGGATGCTTTTGCTGCTCGCGCTGCCGCTGGCAGCCTGCAGCAGCGTGTCGACCAGCTCATCGCAGCCGCCCGCCATCCCGCCGCTGCCGCCGGAAGCCCGGCAACCGGTGACGCCCTCGATCTGCTTGCCGACGTGCTCGGCCGGGCTGACGAGCGCGCGGGCGAACTGGCAGAGTACGCTGACCGTGCCCGCATCGCCGGCCAGCAGTGCGAGCGCGACTACGACGCGCTGACGGAGCCGAAGTAGAGGCGCTCAGCGCGTCGTCCGGCGGCTAATTGATCGGCTCGATATAGAACCCGCGCGCCGTCAGATCCATCGTGACGTCGCTGAACGAGTCGAAAACGTCGTATCCGCATTCGACGTACGTGGTCTTGGCACCGAATCGGAGTTCCTCGATATTGCGCCTCCACGTGAGGGGCAAGTCAGTCGAGTGACCCGGATCTAAGTGGGTGACGATCAGGTACGGAGGGCGGACGCCGCGAGGCGGATACTGCGCGCGTAGTACTAGCTCGACGTTCACGACGACATGGTGTTCCGGGATGCGGTCCGCGTAACGCAGCAGGTACGCCCGCAGCGAATGGCCGTCCTTCCGGTCTTGCGCCGAGGCGAAGCCGAACCAGTCGTCGTCGGAATCGCTGAATTCTTCCTGAATCGTGCGCATGTCGATCTCCAGTGCGACGAGGGTCCAGAATGCCACAGGTGTGTCGTTAGGTCAGACCCGTCGCGAAATCGTCCGAGCCCACTAAAGCTCCGCACTACCGCATCCCGGCCCGCCGCATCTCCGCGCGCAGCAGATGCATCAGCCGATACAACTGGCCCTGCGCGCCGGCGAGGTCGCCTTTGTTTGCGACGTTCTTGTCGGTGTAGAGGTACCAATCCTCGATGCGCTCGAGCGACTTCCGTAGCGCACGGATTTCGAGGATCAGCCACCGCACCTGAAGGTCGGTGTACTCCCGCCATAGCGCGCGCAGCTCGGCGTCCGTCGGAGCGTCAAATTCAGGCACCTCCGGCCGCAGTTTGAACCGTGGATCCGTTAGAGGAACCCGGTTGCGATCGATCCTGGTTGCTTCTATCGGTGCGGATGTACCGAGGAACACCGACCGCGGGTCCTCGTCGATCCAGTGCTCAAATTCGCGTTTGGTGAGTTCGACCGGGGTCCTCAGGCGGTTCTTCTCGCCCTGGAATCCGTACTCCCAGATGTAGGCCCACTGCGGCTTGATCACGGCTGCACCACTGTATAAAAACAC